TAATTAATATTGCTAATAATATTGCTCCTGCTATAATTAATGCTTTTGATGCATTTTCCATAATTTTTCCTCCTTAAATTTTCTTTTTTAGTAATTTCGTCGACGCACGGGCGATTAAAATCGTCCCTACATTTTTCGTAAATTACTTTACACTATCTTCTCTCTAGTCTATATCCATTTTGGTGAACTTTATTTTTGCCCTTACTTCACATTGTTTTTTAGTCCTATGTATCTTACACTTTTCCACCAGTTTCACGTCCACTAGTTCCACCAGATCCGCTGTCATCAACATTTTCTGTTATAGTGATTTTTTCAATGTATCCTGCTTTATTTCCTTCTGATGAACTCTCAACTTTATAAGTATTTCCACTTTTTATTGTTGAGCTGTCGTTATCTGGTTGGTCATCCACTTTAAAAGTTACTGTCAAGTCCTCCTTTGCACGGTTACTTGCATTAATAATTTTTATAAGTTGTTTTACATTACTTCCAGATACATTGTTACCCAAATATGGTTCAAATTGTGCATTAAATTGGCTTACTACAAGCTGATCCATGGTTCCAGTATCTATAACTCCTGCTGCTTGCCTGTATATATATACTCCTAAACCAATAATTAGTATTGCTAATAATATGGCTCCAGCTATAATTAATGCTTTTGATGCATTTTCCAAACTTTATCACACTCCTCCTTTTGCTCATTTGTTTATTTCAATAGACTACATTGTTTTACCAATGCTTGTCTAACATTAATAACATATATTATACTTCTTCGAAAAATAAGCTTTTTACATTTCCATTTTTATGGTAATCAATTTTTGTACATTTAAAGCTAAATGTTGCATAATTTTGTATAAAATTTTCTATTCCGTTGTTTGCAATAGCTTCCATGTCAAATGTTTGGTCACTTTCTAAAAATTTTATATATATTTTTACTGATTTTTCATTATCTTCTAGATACACATTATTTTCATCTTTTTGTACATCATTCTTTTCGTTGTTATCTATTGTTTTGTTTATTATACTTATAAAATCTGTGCCTAATATTTTCTTGCCATACCAGCTTTCATATTGCTTGTTGTATTGTGCTATTTGAATTTGCTGTTTTCTGTAATTGTGTACGGTATACCCCACTATTATAGCTATTATAAGTAATATTGTTAAAATTATAAAAAGGTTTTTTTTCATAAATTCTTCCTTATTTTTTGTGGGCGATTAAACCCGCCTCTACTTTTTTTATTGGTTATTTTACATTGTTATTCATATTATAACATTTTGCTTTTTTTTGTGCAATATTTTTGTTTTAATTTGCTTTAAATGTTATTTGGTATACTCTGCCTGTTATATTGCTTTGTGATATTGTGGAAGAAAAAGGCAAAATTTCTGTACATGTAAAATATTTTATTTCTTTAATTTTGCCATTTTCTTCCACTGTTGAATTATTTTGTATAAACTCTGTGTATTTAGCCTCATCTAATTTTTCAAAATTTCTTTCTGTCTTTTTACTTCCATTATTATCTATATAATCCATAACACTTACATTTACATAATAGTTGTATCCACTGCCTTCTTCCAATTCATAATATTCATTACTATTTTTTGCCAAGTTGGCTATAGATACTATATCATGTGCTGTACATGTATCTAGTCTATAGTATTTTAAAAATTGACTATTAAATTTATCTATCTTTGTTTGTTCAACTTTACTATATATCTCGGAGCTGGTATTTCCTAATGATGTAAATAAATACACAGCAATTGAAATTATCATTATTCCTATTAATACTCCTGCTGCCATAGTTAATGCTCTTGCTGCATTTTCCATGTTTTAGCTCCTTTCTTATTTAGGCTGTATTACAATTTCTTTTATAATACCTGTAGTATTACTATATACTACACTTGCCCTAAACTCTTTTTCTCTAAATGTATTTATACAATTTTTGTACTTTTCATATTCCTCAAGAAATTGCAATATCTCTTCAATGTTATACTTGCCACCATTTAAATACAGATCATAGTAACTATTTATTTTTTGGGAATCAGTTTTAAAAAGATCATATAACTCTTCAATGGTTTTTCCATTTGACATAGAAATTTTTCCTTTATCATCTCTTGTTTTAATTGCACTATCATAATCGCCTTTTAATCTCTGAGTGCTGTTATATTGCTCATCATTATATTCTTCATCATTATATTCGTCTTTGAAGAAAAGCTCTACATTATTTGCTCCATTAGCTTTTATTTTTATTTTAGCCGTTATCATTTGGTATCCTTCACTTTCAGGATATTTTCTGCTGTAATCTTCTATTGCATTGCAAATAGACAATACTTCTGAACCATATATAACACTTTTTTTAGTATATTTTTCTATTTGTTCATTAATTTTGCTTACCTGTTCATTTGATAAACTTATATCTTTTTCTTTTTGAAGGCTTGTTATTCCTCTATATGCAAACATTACTACACCTATAATTATTAATGATAATAATACTCCTCCTGCTATAACGAGTGCTCTTGAAGCATTTTCCATTTACAAATTCAGCCCCTTTCTATTATTTCATTGCCGACATTGCATTAAATGAATCTTTCATAGCTGATAGACCTATTACAACCAATGGAACAACTAAATAGCATACAAATAGTCCTATCATAGGCGTAAATCCTATTACTTTTCCTATTAGTCCCTTTTTAGATATTAATCTTTCGTTAGATTCTTTTCTTCTTGCCTGATAGTAATCTCTTTCTGTGTCTAATTCATCAAATGCATCTGCAATTGGTATTTTTTCAACTGCGGCTTGCATACTTTCTATTAATCTTATCATGTCTGGGTAGTTTACATCTTCTTTTAATTGTTCTAGAGCTTCCCATGCGCCACTTTCAAAGTTATTAACACATTTACTAATTGGCTCTCTAAAAATATTTGCATATCTTTCTAGCCATTCTAGTATTATCTCTACATTAACCCTTTCAATCCTCATAAGCATTAATATTATTGTTTGAAACTGCATTACCTCATCTTCCATTTCTATTTGTCTCATCTTAGCTTGGAATTTAAGTAACCAAACTGGTGCCATATATGCAGCCATTGCAAATACCATTGCAAATAGAACTTCAAACCATTGTAAATTTTCTTTATTTACAGTATGTAGCTTATCTAAAACTCTTTTTGCTGCTGTTGCAACTTCTTTGTTTGTTGCTTCTACATAATCTTTGTTTATTCTACCATTTTTCATTATTTTTTCTATATCTTTTTGCTGTACTTCTGTATTTCCTCTATAAAAGTCCAAATATTGATTATCAGATTCTGTTATTTCCATAGCCTTTCTTTTTTGCTTATCATTCATAGAACCCACTAAATCAAATTCTGTTGTAGGGTCTGTATATATATAATTAATTTCTACTTTGTGTAATTGTGCAAATAAAAATACCGACACAAAAAATGTAATTATACACAATGTTAATCTATTAACATATACCCATTCCATTTTTTCTTTTGAAGCTGCATCTTTTAAGTTTTCTTTTAACACCCTATATTCTTTTGTTCCTTCTTTTGGTATAAACAGGTCTACAACTCTTTTGCAAATAGGGTTTCTATATACTTTTTCTTGCCATGGATTTTCTGTGTTTTTTGTATTCATGTTTGTAGAACCATTGTCTTTTAGTTTTCTTGTTAATGTATAACATATAAATGTTACTAGAAGTACCAATATTTGTACTAGCATTCCTTTTCTGCCCATATAGAAACTTTCTGTAAAACTAAATTGACTTACAGACCAATTCTTTATTGCTTCTAGAAACATCATAGGTAATATAGATATTACAGATAAACTTTGAAATACATAGTTTAATTTATCTCTTTTTAATATTTCCAACTGCATTTCTTGTGTAATATTATTTAAATTTTTCAAATATAAAGATGCTTTGTCAACTTTTCTATCTCCAAATTCTTTTGTTAGATATGACACACCAGCAAATTCCTTTAAATAACTATTTGGCGCAACATCATAATATTTTTCTAATTCAGATTCTGGATCATCTGATATTAATACTTCATATATTTTTTCTGCTTGTCTTGACATTTCTGGTTGTTCATCATCTTGCGAAACTTGGTATATTGCTTCTTCTACCATATTAAACTCATGATATGCATGTCTTATTTCAGAGAAGAAATTTATTTGTTGTTTTAATAATTTATTGTCTATTCCATCTACCATTCCATCTATAATTGTATCCACCATAAAAACTTCAAAAATTAATAATATTGATAATAGCAAATAGTTTTTATGTGTCAACCATATAATTGCTATAGTTATTGGTATTACTAAAAGTAATGTTCTTGTTAATATTTGAGCAGTTTGTTTTCTTGTTAAATATTCATCATCTATGTTTATTATTTCTAGTCTTCTTCTTATTTTTAGTAAATATCTTTTTAAAAATGGTATTCTAATATATCTTACATATAATTTTTGGTATAGTATTTCAGATGTATGCTTTTTTGCTTGTGTTCCTTCCCTCAGTTTCTGTATTTCTCGCATCTCCGAAGATTGCAATTTCTTTCTTATAACAAGATATACAATTACTAATAATGCAAATAAACCAGCTACACCTGCCAAAAAGTATAAAAGTATATTACTTTGTTCCATTCTGATGTTCACCTCAATTCTCTGTTTAAATATTAATTTTCTTTAGGTTTTCTGCCTCTTTTTTTAGTTTCAACTATTTCTTCTTCATCATAATAAGGTTTTGATTTTATTCCCCAATTTTCTTCTACAAATTTGTCAAAATCTGCTATGTCAGATGTATCCATATTGTTTCTCATTTCTCTAATATTTGTATCTGATATAGGGTTTGTAAGTACATATGTACCATCATGATATTCTAATATGTTAACATATTTATATAATTCTTTATTTGTTGTCTTAGAGAAGAACCTTGTTGCATTATCCATAAATTTATCTAATTTCCCCTCTAATGTTTTTTCTTGTCTATGTTCAAATGTATATTCATTTTTATCTTCTATTGGTATACATTCAGTAACTCTTTCTATATATCTTCTTCCTCTAAAGTCTTTTACTAGGTGTATGTCAAAGTTTAAAACTCCTATAACTTGCTCTTCTGCTATTTTTTCGTCATTAAACATTCCTAATTTTAAAAGTGAGTTTCTTAATGCTTGTACCAAAAGTGGAAATGTTTTAGCATGGTGAGTAAATAATGTAAATTTAGAAGCAACTTGTGCAGCTTGTATCATCCATGCAGCTACGGGGTCTGTTGCAACCTCTCCGGATAATGTTTACTCCACCATCTGTTTTCTTTTGAACGTCTAATCCCATTTGTCCAGAAATTGTATCTGTTTCTCTAAATGATAGAATATTTCTTGTTGGGTATATTTTTCTTAAGTGTAACTCAAATGCAGTTTCCTGAACACGTATGTTCATTGTGTCATATATATTTTCTATCATAGCCATAAGCATTGTTGTTTTTCCGGCAACCTTGCTCTCCAGTAAGTGATATAACTCTTGCACCTTTTACTAGGTATTTTAATAAATCTATGGCTTGCTCTTTTCCAGGAATTCTTATTAATTGTTCTAGTGTAGCTCTTTTAACGTCAAACTTTCTTACAAAGAAAGCCCATGTCTCTGAAAAGCTTGGTCTTACAACAACAACACGAGAACCATCCTTCATTTCGTTTATTTTAAATCCATTTGTGTCTGATAATTGACCCGGATTATTATATTTATATATGTTTTGGCAAACTCTTTTTAATTCTGCTTCTGTTCCAAATGATAAAAACTCTAATCTTATAGATTTACCTTGAAAGAAAATCCATATGCTGTCACAAGCTCTTGGAACTTTATGTTCCACTACTTGGTTTAAGTAGTCTCCATCTGTTTGAGCAACCTGACTTAAAAATGATTCTGGAAGTCCTGATACACCACCAGATACACCATCTATGTTCATGTCTCTAACTTCATCTATGCTACTATAACCTTTATAGTGTTGATAGATTCTTTGAACTATTACATTTATTTTATCAGACAAGGTTAGTACAAAATTTTCTTTTTCAAATATATCACTTATTTCTTGTGATGTTATAACATAGCATGGTTTAGTTTCTCCTGCTACATATTTTAATTCTGCTAGGTTGTATTTTTTTATTAGCTCTGTTAAAGCTTCATATCCGAAGTCATTTTTATACATATATATTAATATGTCAAATTTGTCTTGCGCTGTCAAAAGAGATGGAATATCAAAAGGTATTGCTTTAGATACATTAGTTTCATCAACGCCATATTCTCTATATAGTAAATCATAAATTAATTCTTTTATATATTTTTTATCGTTGACATCTCCATATGTACATCCTTTTAAAGCTTTTTTTAATTCGTACTTTTTGTTCTTTCTTCTTTTCAATTCTTCTTCAGAAAGTCCAATATCATATAAATTTACCTTTGTTATTTCATTTAATCTTTGTTTTACAAATGCTGTCATTCTTTCCAAAGTATATGTTTTATCATCCATTTCTATTGTTTCTTCAAGTTCTTGGTTTTGCTTGTTTTTAATATAATAATATACTCCAATTCCTGCCGCTAGTAAAACAACTACTATTAAAATATAGTTCATTTTTGTTTCTCCTTCCTTAGGCTATACTCTTTTGTTCTGCACATCTTTGATTTTTTCCAATACATATTCGCTTAGTTCTGCAATCTCATATATAAATATTTTATTTCTGTCTGTTTCATCTGCTTTTACATTTCTCATTTTTAAAAAGTAGTCTACTATTTTTCCTTCACTACAGGCTTCTGAAAATAGTGTATTATACGAAATTGTAGGCATTAGCTTTTTTTCTTTTAAATATCTAGATACGTTTTTCCTATTATATTTTGAGTATCTATCATATCTGGTTATTGTTGGTATAATTTTTTTATTATTATAAAAATGATTCTTATTTTTTAGTTCAACAAAATTGTTAATACATCTTAGATTTTGTGTTAATGTTAGTACAATTACATCTGCTAATTGCATTATTTGTTCATACTCGCTTAGGTTCATTTTGTTGTCTAAGTCCACAAAAACATAATCGTAAAATCTATTTGCTGTTTGTATAATGCTTGCATAAGATGTTGCAATTTTGTTATATTCATCTCTACTTTTTGTATCTGGTGATACTAATATGTCAAGTCTGTCTCTTAAGACAACTTTTGAATAATTCCTAACTATTTCTGGCGAAGTTTTACTACTTGAAACTATTTTTATTAATCCCTCTACACCAGAATCCATTGTTGTAACTCTATCTAATGCTAATGTTCTATCTATTACAAATTCTTCCTTTTTTTGTTGCCAAAAGCAGTCTTCTAACGTGTTATCATTAAAATCTGTAGCCACAATTAGCATTTTCTGATTATGTTCTATCGCCATATATGTTGCTAATGCTGATATTGCCAAGCTTTGTCCCGTTTCTTTTAATTCGCTACTGCTAAATACCACGATAGACATTTTCTACACCTCTTTTTCCAATTGTTTAAAAGCTTTTTTTACTTTTCCTTTATCTTCTGGCGCAACAATTTCTTCCGCCATATACAATAAACTTTCTCTAAATTGATTACTTAATCTTTTTACTTTAATTTTTGATATAATTTGATTTTCTATTATTACACTTTGGTCTCCTAATTCAAATGGAAAATATATTCTTTCTGATTCCCATACTATTTTATGCCCTAGTGATAGAAAATTCAAATAATCATCCTCTTCGCTAGATGCATATTTAGAAAATAGAACCTTTTTTAATTTTACGGTTTCATTTAATCCATCTAAAATCTCTATTCCTCTTTTTAAAGAGTATAAATCAAAAGAAGTAACAAAATAGTTCTTATTTGCTTCTTTCATTCCATATATATTTATTGCTTCTGTTGAATCTATATCTATTAAAACTATATCATAATCTATTTTTTTATCTTCTGTTCCCAAATACTCTTGGATTTGCTGTAAGTTATTAAATCCTACAGCAATATCCATTCCTTCAAACTCTGTTATATATGATTTAGTTGGGTTTATAACAGGTACTACATATTTAGCCTTCTGATTAATTGTAGAATCAATGACTAAAACTTTTTTCCCTATTAAAGATATAATTTTAGCTATATATAATATAATATCTGTTTTGTCATAAGCTCCCACAAATCCAATTTTAATCATTACAGCCTCCCTGTTTCTAATTACCTCCTAATGTTTGTAAGTATTTCTTTCTTTGTTCTTGTGTCTTTTTTATTTCTTCACTTGTTCCTGAAGTAGCATTGCTTATTGCTGTTTTTTGATCTATCTGTTTGTCTATTCCGTTTGTTCTTATAGTTTCTTTAGTGTTTATATATCTATTAAATAATTCATTTTTTGCCACTTGTATTATATTAGGATCTTTTTCCATCAATAATGTAACATCTGCATTTGGTAAATAAGTTGGTGTTGCAGCCTCTTGTGTTCCTGCTTCTACATATCTTGTAGCATATAATTTAGAGCCCTTAACCATATAGCTTTCTACTATAGCACTACTCATCATTAATATTTCATCTTCTGAAAGTTTTAGCCAAATAGTATCTTCTGTTTCTACCCCATCAATTTGTGGTAGTTCTATTTGTTTGTGTGATACTACTATATAGTCTGAACCGTTTGGTAATCTTAATCTTATATCTATAAATTCTTTATCTGCTATTTGTGTTGGAAGCTGAACAACATTATATTCTTGTATTCTTACATCATCTGTTACTCTGTCATTGCTTCTTGCAATTAAATCAAATGTTAATACTGTATTCTTTTTCAAAGCTACTTTAGCTACAAGTGGAACTGTATTAAGTTCTACTGGTTGTTTGTTTTCTTCATAATAATAGCTTGTCTTTTTATAATCATCTTCATTTTTTACTATATATTTTTTTTGATTATTTTCTTGTATGTACATTCTTCCATTTTCATCTGTAAAAACTATGTTACCTTTTACATCTTCTAATCTATAATTATTAAATACTGAAATTATGCTTCCTACTGCAGAAGTTGGAACTGTTGACATTTCAACTTCTTGCAACTTTAACATCTCTGATGTTATTTCTTGTCCAGATTTTACATCTGAATTAAGTACAAAAACCTTTCCCAAATTTGCTCTCTTTTCTGCAATTTGTTTATTTAGATTTCCCACCTTCATCATTAATAAGGCTATAACTGCTCCTGTTATTAAAAGTGTTACTAACACTGCTATCAAAGCCGCTGTTGTTGCTTTTTTTTGCATTGGATTTACTGCCATTTTTCATATTCCTCCCTTGTATTTACTACTATAACTATTTTTTTTATTTTACAACATTTTCTTATCAAAAACAACACATTATCCTTTCGTAATGTAATCTTAATATTTTTGTAATATTTCTGTAATATTTCTCTATGTAAAAAAATTGACTTTGCAGATATATACAGTTTAATGTAACCTGCCTTCGTTGTATATTTTTTCTATACAATAATAAAAGCGAATATTAAATGGTAACATTATTATCTGCCATTTATTATCCACTTTTTTATTTATGTTATCCTCTTCTGCATCTACAACATCCACAACTATTATTATTGGTATTATTAGCACTGTTATTTCCACTACAGCCACAACTATTTGATTCATCTGTATTACTTGTATTGGTTCCTAATATAACAGTATTATTAGGAATTAATGGAGTTGTGTATGCTATCAAATCGCTTCTTCCTGTACAACCACAATTTGCATTGTTATTATCGTTATCATTGTCGCCTTCGCACTGCTCTAGTCTTTCTAAAATTCTACATATAGTATTTACTATTACAGCTGTTATAAATGCTAAAATTGTAAGTGCTATTGCAACTACTAGGAAATTAGCGTCAAATGCTGCAAATGTAACTATTAAATATATGGCAAAAAATGTAATTCCAACTAAAATTGGAGATCTAAGAACTTTTTGTAACACAATGGCCAGCAAAATTGTTGCTATAGGAAGCGCAAAAAATATTAACAGATTGTTCATAATTCTCACCTTTCCTTTTTGGTATATATTATGCATTCTGTTAACACTTTGTTACTTTTTAATATTCAACTTTAATTAAGCAAAGCCCATGTGCTGGCAATGTTCTACCTGCCAATTTCCTATCTCTGCTTTCCATTATTTCTGGTATTTGTTCTGCTTTTATTTTCTCCATTCCCACTTCTACCAATGTTCCAGTTATTATTCTAACCATATTGTACAAAAAACCATTTCCAGTAAGTTCTATTATTATTCTTTCATTCTCCCTTTTTATTTCTGCTTTATATATTGTTCTTATTGTTGTTTTCCCGCTTCCTCCACTAGATTTAAAAGCTTTAAAGTCATGTTCTCCTTCAAAATATTTTATAGCCTTTTTCATTTCTTCAAAATTCAATTTTTGTGGCATATGATATTCCAAATTTCTATATATTGCAGACCCTTGCTCCGAATTATTTATTGTATATCTATATGTTTTTCTTTTACAATTATATCTACTATGAAAATTTTCTTCCACTTCTTCTGCTGATTTTATTCTAATGCTTTTCTTTAATTGTGAATTTATTGCTATTGGTATTTTTTCTATTTGAATTGTACTTTCCGTTTTAAAATTTGCAGTTTGTCCCAAACTATGTACTCCTGCGTCTGTTCTCCCAGAGGCAATTAATTCTATTTCTTCTCCTATTATTGTCTCAATAGCCTTTTCTATTTCTCCTTGTATATTAAGTTTATTCTTTTGTTTTTGCCATCCGTTATATTCTTTTCCATCATATTCTATTATTAATTTAATGTTTCTCATTTTCTTCAATCCTATTTTTATATTATTTAAGGTCTGTTATTTAAACAGACCCTTTTTTTCTTTTTTTGCCTAGTGTATGCATTTTTCTTGGAATTTCTTCTCCATATCTTTTGGTTAAGACATTTTTTATCAATATGCTTTTTAGTGTTTCTTCTTTTAAGTCTGCAATCAACGTTCCATCTTTTGCTAAAGAAACCTTACCTGTTTCCTCTGATACAACTATTGCTATACTATCCGTCTCCTTTGAAATACCTATTGCTGCTCTATGTCTTGTTCCCAATTCTTTAGCAATATTTTTGTCATTTGCAAGTGGCAATATACATGCGGCTGCAGCTATTTTATTATTGCTTATTACTACTGCCCCATCATGTAATGGTGTATTAGGTGTAAATATATTAACCAGTAATTGAGGAGATACTTCACTATCTAATTTTAATCCTGTTTCCATTATATCATTTATTTGTATATCTCTTTCTATTACTATTAAAGCTCCTGTTTTTTGCTTTGCAAGTTCCGTGACTGCAATTACTATTTTATATATATTTTCTTTTGTCTTTGTATATATATCATTCTCTATTCCAAAATATTTTGTTAATTTATTGGTTCCCAATTGTTCTAGCATTCTTCTAAGTTCTGGAGCGAATATTACAATTATTGCTATTACTCCATATGGCATAAACAGTGTTAATATAAAATTTAATATTTTAAAATGCAATATATCACTTAGAATTGTAATAATTATTACTAGTGCTATACCTTTTAACAGTTGCCACACCCTAGTTTTTTTAGAATATTTTATAAATTTATATATTAATCCGCTAACAATTGCTAAATCTAATATTAGCACAATTAATCTCCACGGATTTTCTTTTAAATAAATAAAGTATTCAACAATGCTATTCAATATATTATTTATATTTATTGTAAAATAATTTTCCAAACTATCCCTTCTATCTTTTGTATTCTAACCTACTAGTTGATATATCAATGTTGCTACTATACTAATAACAAACATTAAAGCTAATATGGCAGCAATTACTCTTGTAGCTATTTTTCCTATATCACGTTTTTTCTTTTTTGCCATTAGTTTTCCCCTCCTTAAATTTAACTCTACTTATGTTATAGCATATTTCTACTTTTTTTGCAAGGAATTAAAAAATAATTCTTCATCAATATGAAAGAAATGTGATAATGTCTTAAGTAATGAAATGAGAAAAGTGTTTTTGATAAACTAAAAGTGGTCCAAAAAATTAGAAAATTCTAATTGAAAAATGGTTCACTTTTTAAATTTTCCAAATATATGGTTAAATATATTTGGAGGCGAAAGGAAAAGGCAGTGTAAAATATTAAATTTTTTTATTATTAACATTATTTTAATAATATTTTTCTAAAAAATTAATACTTTAGAAAAAGTTGTGTAGGTTTAATAGGGCTTAAGAAAAATCCCTCCTTGATATTTTATATTTTATCACGGAAGGATTTATTTACACAACTTTTTCTATACTCTCTCTGATTTGATTTTTGTATCTATCTGTTTTGTTAGTTCAAACAGATACGTCTTTGGTGCGGATGGTCAAAACAGTATATATCTAACAATATTTCTCAATATCTCACTTACTGATTCTGGCTATTTATCGGACTTAAAATATCTCATAATATTTTAAAATATTTTTCTATTGCATACTCTATTGCATACTTTATTTTTATAAAATTCATTTATTAAACTTGTTGATTCATTTAAATTATATCCGTCATTAACTGAAATTTTCAACATTAATTCAATCAAGCTTCTACTCTTCCCATATTTATCACATAAATTTTCTACAATTAATTTTTCCATATAAATTCTCCTCTCAGGAGAAACGCGTTTCTTTTATTGATTAATATTATATAAGCGTTGTCGAAAAATGTCAAACTAAATCGACCGCAAGTTTCGACAAAATGGGTAACTGGCAGTTACTCGTTTCTTTTTTTGAATAATCATATTACAATATTGGGATAATAACTTTAGGAGTAATTTTATGATTGTATTCGTAATTAAGCAGTTAAGAGAAAAAAAAGGATTATCGAGATATAAATTAGCTAAATTAGCTGGCATATCTAAGCCATATTTAATATTATTAGAAAATAATAAAAGAATGAACCCGACTCTACATGTATTAGAGTCTATTGCTAATGTACTTAATGTTAATATTAAGAAATTATTTTATTCCGAATTAGACGTCGAAGAGTTAAGAATAGAAATGTACCACAGAATTGAAGTTTTTGGTTTGGATAGTAAAGAGGTATATGAAATATCACAGATAATTGATTTATTATTAAATGTAGAGGGAACTTTTAAGTAATATAAAAAGACTATTGCTAGTCTTTTAATATATAATCATCTGCTATTTTTGAAATACATTTTTTACAATTTTCATTACTATTATAATTTCTACCTAAATCGTAATTTTGAGTTGTTACATTAAAAGCATTTATTCCTAAATGGTACAAATCTATTAAATATAAATCTATATATCCATCTTCTCTTACATGAACAAATAATCTTATACCTTTATATCTCTTTTCTTTATTTTTCAAGTGTTTAGCTGGAATTAACTCACTAATTCGAGGTAAACTTTCTATATCTTTTATATTATTTGTAAACATGATAATTTTTTTTAGTCTTTTAGCTTGAGCTGATATGTCACTATAATTACTTTCGTCTAAAACGAAGTCATTGAGTATATTGTAATTATTATAATATAATTTGTCAAACAATTCCTTTAATATTTGATATACGTTACCATTATAGCTTCTTATAAAATTTGTGAATTTCTCTTCTGGCATTCTTACAGAATGTAAATTTCCATTAAAAATAAACTTTTTAAAGCGAAAAGGAGATGTAGTAATAATTCTTGTTCCTTTTCTAGTTATTTTATTTATTTCATGCTCAAATAAATTTTGTTTATTTCTCGATTCTATATTATTCAATCTACTTTGCAAAGTATTCATTTATAATTTCCTCTTTTGGTATTTCTCTATTATGCTTTTCATCTGTATCTATATAATTTCTTCTCCAACATTCATCTTCATGAGAAAGTCTAACCAAACTAAAATCATCTATTTCAAATAATTGATATAATAAATTATCAACAAACTCTTTTTTTATAAGATCATTTTCTAAATAATTATCATCTTTTTCTGTTTCTAAAGTATTTAATTTCTCAGCCATAAACACATTTGGTAATACCGGTCCATACGTCCACGCCTCTATTCTATCGTTAAAAAGAAGTTCAGAATAATTTGAATAATCCACTTCCACACTATCTTTGTTTTCTTTATTTTTCTTTATATACTGTCCCCAATATGCAAATAAAAAATATAAAGATTTTTGTAATTTTATTGGTGATATTTCTCTTTTGTTTATATTCTTATCATATTCTAAATATTTTCTTTTAATGTATGAAGCTAATTTTATTGCTTCTGAAGTTTTTTGATCAAAATCTTTTATCTCCATCATAAAAATTCCCCCATCTTTTATATACATATTATAAAAAAATAAAACTGTCAATAAATTTAACAATATTGTAATCTGAATATAACACAATTGTAATAATGTTATATTCAGATTATACATTATGTATACGTTTTTGTCAATATATACAAACATTTTTTTGTTTTTATTATTATATTCAATTTCATTAAAAATATTTATAAATGTCGAAAAATAAGCAAAAAATCGACGCGTCACAATCGTTTTTAAGCCTTTTTTATTTTTAATTAGAGTAATTATATTACCTCAAAATGGCAAAAAAAAATAGCTAGACAACTTAATGTCTAGCCTTTTTCTATATTAATCTATTAACTGTATTTATTCCTACAATTCCATCAACATCTATGTCACAATTTGCTTGGAACTCTTTTACTTTTTTCTCACTTTCGTTTCCATATCTACCGTCTACTCCAAATTCATTTAGACTATATCCTTTTGCAATTAGTCTTTCTTGAACCCATCTAGCAAATTCTCCTACAGTAAAGTTTCTTACCATATTGTTGTTTACTGCTTTTGTTGTTAATGGTCCTATTATTCCATCTACATCTAAGCCACAATTATAATCTATATTTAACGCTTTCTGTAAAGATTTTACTATTTCTTCTTTTGAATTATTTGAAGAACTAACTTTGCCATTCCTTATCTTATCCATTGGGAAATTATTTCCTGGACATTCTGAGTTGTCTATATCTCTATGCCCTACTACTTTAGATATATTATACTTTTCTTTTAAATATGCAATTAATTCTTGCCCTGCTCTTAATTGAAGTTGTCCCATTTCTTCCTTTGAAAAGTTTCCTTCAAAACAAATACCTATTGAATTGTAGTTTGCTCCTACCGCATGCGCACCTACTGTATTCTCTGGACGTCCTCTATATATAGAACCGTCTTTTCTAACATAAAAATGATACCCAATTCCTGCCCAACCTTTTGTATTTTTATGATAATTATGTATTACTTCTACACTTTGTAAAACAGTTACTCCACTGTGATGACACACGATTTGCTCTGTTGTATTTCTTATGTCCATTGTACCAAACTTAAAATTATTTTCTATTATTTCCATTATTTTCCCTCCCTATTTATAGTTTTTACAGCCTTTTGTCCTAATAGATATGTAGATATAACTCCGTTTATTACTGCTATAACTCCTGTTATCTGCGCGCAATATGGTATTGTTATACCTTCAACTGCATTGATACCTAAAAGTAATGCACTTATTATTGTTAATGCGTTTAATACATACTTAGATATTTTTTTTACCTTTTCCATTTATCTTTCCCTCCTTTCACTTTCTAAAATTGATATTCTTGTTTCGTGATTATTAAGCTGATTATGTATCTTATTTCTATCTTCTTGGCTTTTATGCATTTGATCCGATAGAACCTGAATTGTTATGTTTAATTTTGTTATTGTATTGTTGAGTTTTACAATTACAGTAAAAATCGGAATCATAGTTGTAATAAAACCTAGAATTAGCATTATTGTGTTATCTTGCATCTTCTCACCTCCTACTCATAAATGGCAGTTATACTCCAATTACTTCCCTTAAAACAAACTTTGAATTATTAAGATTATGATGTACGCCTCCATTGTTCGCATTACCTTGAATAGTAGTGTCTTTTATGTACAAATATTTTCTTGCATCGTTAGCAGGGTCAAAGTCTACTAAAGAGAAATACATACCTTTACCGTTGTATAACGATACAAATTGTTTTGGAACAAAAAAGCAATGAAAATTATACGGTTTAGCCCCACTATCATAAGCACTAAAAATTAGTACAATACCACTTGTTTGTTGAGAGATTGGTTCGGATAAAGTTATTGTGTGGTCTGCTGTCATATATTGAATCCCACTCCATAAGACTTTTTGAATGATTTTATCTTGCTTACCATTTATCCAATCTATAACGTTCTTGTTGTCTAGTTGTAATGGTCCTCCTAATTTTTCATTATAAATTCCCCCAACGCTAATTCCTTTATTCTTTAGTGCTGAAAGTAGCACTTTTCCGCTATTAAGAGATACTGATTCTGTGTCTGAACTCAATTCATCTTTAACTTGAACTTCTATGTCATACTCTGTACCTAGAGTGAAGGTTTGCCCTGTAATTTCTTTTGAGTCACAGCTAAATGTGCCGTTTTCAGTGTTTATTGTAACCAATTGCTTTATTTCAACCCAACTTCCAAATTCGGTCTCTGTCTTGCTCTTTTCTCGAAATTGAATGCTTTTGACTGTATTTGTTTTGGCTCCAAAATTAATATTTGCATATTTGCCAGATAAACTTATTAAGACTGTTTCACCTACACCTTCTTTTCTTTCAATCTTAACGCTTTGTAAAACAGTTTCGGAATATTCAACAATATCTAGTGCTTTTGTTTTGTCTTTTTGATTTCCTCTGCTATCAACGGCAAAAACTGTTACTGTATTGTCATCCATATTATTTATAGATTTTGAAATGTCCGATGTTGAATAATCTAATTTTTCGATTTTGTTGCCAACCACAATATTGTAATATTTAGGTGTAGCACTGTTCTTGGTAGTCATCTTATTTGCACTTGTTATTGTTACCTTTAAATTACTATACTTTCGTATGTACTTTTGATTATTCCCAGTTAAAGTTTTAGTCACTGTGTTTGTATCTTCACAATCAAAATTATTAAATACTGGGTCGCTATTTACTACATAGCCTGTAAAATTAACTGCACTTGTTCCTATTCTAGTACCACCACTATAAGTTGTAAGTTCCACTGTACCATTAGCCTGATTTTGATTTGGAATTTTAGCAAATAATTCATTTGTATTCCAACTATATAAAGCATCTATCCCTGTTTGTGTTCTAACTGTTTGTCCATTGAATTTGATAACTGCTGTATGCGTGAAACTAGCACTTTTTCGGTTAGTATATATTGTTATAGTTTCGCCAATATTGAAATTCTTTTTACTTAAACTTACTTCGGAAGTTCTAGGAATTGTCGTTAATTTTTTTGATGTTGACCCAGTTATTGTTCCTGCTGATATACCTGTTTGAAACGAGAAACTAGCATAAACGGTTTTCTCTCCTTGATTATTGTGTGTTACATCTAATGTTTTCTCAAAAATTGTTGTAGTTGAATTTTGAGGTATATTATGACTAAAATCGTATGTTGTTCCGTCTATTGTGCAAGTACCTGGTTTAGAATATCCATTATACGAGCCTCCTGTCGTTGTTACTTGTACTCTAACAGTTATATTACTTTTATTGTTTGCTATATTCTGTGAGTTTTGTGTTATTGATATATTACTTGATACTGCCATATGCTCTCCTTTCTAATAAAGTAACAGCATATTCTTTGAATTAATTTGTTGAGTTTTCAAGAAATAGTTTCCTATTTCTATACTCTCTGTAGCTTGTATTTTGTAGAAATATGCTAAATCTTTATTAATTTGGAATATATTTATTCCTTTATATGTTGCTAGGATTTCGTCCTCATCTATAAACATAGTGTTTTGATTTGCTTGAATCCAAAAGCCCTTTTCGTCCATTTTATAATTCTTGCCATAAACTTCCCCAGGAAATTGAGTCCATTGAGTACACATAGTGTTATATTCAAGCTTTAAATCAGCAATTTCGACGAATCCTTTAATTGGCACTATGTAATCAAATAGCTCAACCCCTAAACTTGCACCAGTCGGCAATAAACTACTTGGAATATCGAGTATTTCCCACTCTACAAAGGTGGTATCATTGTATTTTGCTCTCTTAACTAGATTTGTTGTTTTATTATTCCAATATAACCCTTTGTAAGGTGTAGGCTCTACATTTCCTGTATAAACTGCGAATGCAGGATAAAATGTTAATGCCACATAGCAACTCTTAATTTCTGCTGTATCATATATTATTGGTGTTTGATAGTAGAACCCATAGAAATATCTATAAGTCCAAACTTCTCTTGAACTCTCATTATATAATGACATTTTTGTATCTAATATTTCCCACTGTGATGTTTGCGAGTTATATTTTTTAGGTAAGTATATCGTTGTATCTAACCAATTCTTGGTTGTATCTGTAGGTGCTGTGTTACTTACAACTACAGGAATAAAATCTGATTTCTTAGGTATTTCTATTATTTGTTCTATTTTAGTTAAATCTTTTAAATCATCTGGTGTCAGTATAATACCAGGCTCATACAACGAATACGGTTTTTCTACTTCTGTAAAATCTGCCTCGTTAAGGAACATTAGTCCTACGCAGACATTTCCTTGTACTATACTGTTTTTTATAAAGTATGATATTGCCATTTTGTTTTCATTTTGATTTAATGTAATAGGTTCTGTGATATTGAATATATGTGATACTGTATAGTCTTGTCTTCCATCAAGCTTAATAACTCGTCCACTCAGTGTATTTTCATTAGCATTTTTGCCGTTTGCCCAATATTCGTTAGAAGTTGTATAAGCAAAGTAGTTTTGAGCACTTAACAATGATTTTCTTGAGAGTTCTGATACTTGCCAACCACTACTGTTATACACATACATTTGATTTTCTATGTAACTTCCACTATTGGCAGTACAATACCAGTATGCTCCTTCAGTAGGATTGTCAAGTGGTGTATCTGACTCTTGATATGGATATTTAGCGTGTGCTAACCAAAAATTATTATCATTAATCATTGCACTATTTCTGATTAGATTGTTTCCGCCTACTCTTTTAGTCGCAAATTTTAAACTTTGATTGGCTAGCTCCAATGTTGCAAGCTTTTCTTGTGTTTGTTCGTTTATTGCTTTGACTGACTCTTTGATTGAGTCTGCTGTTTGACTTATTTGCGAGTCTGTTTCACTTTTTGTGTAGTAATTTTCTCTAATGTTTCGCTTGGTTTCGTATGTGTCACTTAAACCATTATCTCTAACATATGTGATTTTCGCATTTGCTGTACTTGTTATATTATTAATACCTTTAAATAATGTAAAATGCCTTAATTTCTCCCACGCTTCTTTTTGGTCATCTGTGTAAGGTACTATTTTTTCAACTATCTTTGAATTATTTGTCATCATTATATATTCAAATGTAACAGGAGTTCCTGCAGAGTATTGTTCTGCTAAATATGTTTTAAATTCTTCTACTGTTGAAAATCTTGGGTCTGAAATAATTACCATAGCTGAACCTGATAAGTAAATTCCTGCTTTCACATCAAAAAATGAAGAAATTATTCCTTGATAATGTGTACAAACTCCTGAATATGACCACGGACTAATAGAAAGCTTAAATGTTTTTGTTTTATTTAAATATAAGTTCCAATTTTCTGTTCCAGTTAGTACAACTTGCTTTCTTACGTGATGTATTCCGTCATCTGCCAAATAAGAGCCTTCCATTAGTTTTTGCCCTTCTGATAGTGGGAAGTACTCTGCTTGTTCTTGATATGGAATGTATGGAGCTTGTGAACCTTTATTTAGCATTACATTAAATTCAAAATTATTAAAAGTACAACCAACATTATACTCAACAGATATTCTGCAAATGCTTTCTTCTTCTAATGTAAATGTTTTACTTGTTTCATTTTTCAATTGTATCTTCGCTTTAGTCTTTTTAGGATTTGTATTTCCTGCAACTAATGCTAGCGAACCTTCCGTACAACTTCCTTTTACGTTATGGATACTTAAAGTGTATGTTCCTGCTTTTAATTTTATATATTCGATACTAGTGTCATATGCTGAATAATTTGCCGTCCAATTACCTATTATAGAAAACGCATTAGAACCTGCAGCCGCTTCCCCCATTGTTCCATTAAGTTTTACTAATCCATTTGTTATTGAACGTTCTACATTGTTAACTGTTGCCGAATATTCTCTGGCTTTAATTAAATTTTCTCCTATGTCTAAGAAACCTAAAGAATTATATGGCACATACGGTTTATATTCTTCACCTTTTGTAATTTGTGGATATATTGTTACATTCTCTAATACCGCATTTTTATATACTCTAATATACATACCAGCTTTTGTTTCTTCTACTGTTTCTATCAAAGAAGAGGTATATGTCGTAGCATTATTTTTTAAATAAAATACCTGCGTTGTATATTTTCCGCTCTCATAACTTGATAACATTCTGTATTTTGAATTTGCTTTCAACAATACTGTCCTTGTATTCGTAGTAGTATTTACGTTAATTGGGTAACTTACTTCTGCTGTTGCAGTTCCATTCATTGTTATTGAACCGTCTTTGTTTTTTGTAAACGTTACTCCATTTATTGTTCTTGTTGTATTCAAAGAAGGGCAAATATTTTCTCCCTCCAAATTCTCTATTTTGCTTAGATAATCTGTGCTGGGGCTTGCTCCGTATTGTTCATATGTGTCATCAGCTATTGTTGCTTCTCGTAACATTGGTTTAAATAATAAATTATTAACCGTTAAGCCTTTCTGAATAAATATAGCTATTTGAACGCTTGTTGTAGCATCTATTGTAAATTCTCCACTGCCATTGCCAATATCTATAGAACCTAAAATACTATAACTACCTGTCTCTTGGATAGCTAATCTATAAGTATTCCTAGCACCACCACTCGGACAGCCGTTTAGAATATATGTTCCTGGGCTTAAATCATATCTATTGATAACCAAACTGCTGTTAGCAGAGGTATCATTTGTACCATCTGCTAAAACTGTTTTATCGCTATTCACAGTAAATGTTATTCCGTTTGATATTTTTGTAGTCGCAGTATTATCAAGTAAGTTCTTCCCACTCCTCGTTGCCTGTTGGCTCTCGCCCTCTAGCATTATATCTATTAATGGTTCCGCAGATGCATCATCTATATATATGTTCTTTCCTTCTGCTGTACCTTCTATTTTTGTTATGTTCTCTACTGATTGCTCTACTGATGATACTTTACTGGTTATTCTTCCTTGTTCTAATTCAATTTTGGTTATTGACGAACTCGTTTCAGTTATAAAGTTAGCCAAACCCTCTATTCTTGCTACAGCCATTGTCCCTGTTGTGATAAATTTAGCATTTATTTGCCCATCCATTGTAATAGCTGTTTCGAAAGGTCCTTCATATCCTTTTGAACTAAATCCTATACCTCCTAATCCAAACCTCCAGACATTTTTAGCCTGTTCTTTTGGAAGTTTATCTAGTATTAAAATTTCATTATCATCTATATAAACATATCCATTTTTATTTAGAGAATTAATCAAATTTGTTTGTTCTTTTATAGTTATCTCTTGTTTTGATACTGTTTGTTTAATTGTTTCAATAGTATTTTTTATATTGTTAAATTTTGTTTTGACATCTCTTGTGTAATTTCCAAAAGTCAACGACTTCACTTTTTCAGAAATCAAATCATATTCATATTCTAAAACCTCTGTAAAAATATTTACAAAAGGATGTAAAACTTTTATTGTGTCCCCTATTTCTAACTCATTATTCACATTTGAATTTACTGTATAACTAACTTTAGGAACACAATTTTCTTCTAAATATTTGCTTGCATTGTTTCTTAACTCTAACAATAAATTAGTTTCTGTTTGTTCTTCTGCTTCTAAATCTGTTTGAAAATCTACTATTTTTGTATACGATATTTCGTATTGTGTTTCGCTTTCTAAATATATTTCAGGCAATAAAAGTCCATCATATCCAACTGGTAAAATTTTTGTGCATACATTAGACCAGTCCTCAAAGATCTCGAATCCCTGCATATTTTTACCGTAAACAATAGTTTCGCCATTATCTTTTCCTATGCTTTGTTTAAAACTAATATCCCAGTTGTCTGCTTCAAATACTCCTCCCCATCGTTCTTCAAATACTTGCCAAGATTCTAATAAAGTCTTTCTTATGAAATATGCTGTATTTACGTTTTCAACATTTGAGTCAATAGAAAAAGGACTGGTTTTATCAGTCCTTTCATTAACATATTTTAACCCATTCTGGCCATTTAAATTAGTTGGTCTTACATCTAAAAGTACATATCTTCTACTATCAAACATTACATGTTCAGCTGTGAATTTTATTTTCCTATTCGTATATGTTATGCTATCATTTATTCTAAATGCTTGTGGTTTTAATTTAGATTTTGTTTTTACTACACATAGCTTATCGGCTTCTATATACTCTTTATATTTAATTGGGATTTCTACTTCAATATACCATCCATTTAAAGACTTTTTCTTAATTTCATGACAATATAAAGGATTAATAATAATGTTTCCTGCTGTTTTAAAATCTGTATCAGTTGCATTAAATATTTTAATCATAGCCATCTGTCCTTTCTTTTTATTTTGACAGTAGCTGAGCCACTATGTATTACGATTGCATTGTTTCCTACTTCTAATTTTGGGTATTTGTATCCTATTTCAAGATTTCTGCTTCTATTAAGGCCTTCATATACAACTGTTTTTTCTTCACAATCTATTTCTACATAAGTATCATTTTCGCTAAACGTATATTTAAACCTAACACCACCTAAAGTTAATTCAATACTATCACTTGAACCTTTTTCAATTCTTATTATAGGTCTGCTTGTTTTATTTCCTTCGTTTTGAACATTATTTGTAACTACTATATAATTATCATCAGCTTTCTCCCAAAATGGAGCTCTGATAAAGTTAGTATCAATAATTTTGATTCCTGCAGTCCTTTTTGGTTCTAATTCCGCATAAAATCTTGCTTTCGTTTTTCTTCCTTTATATTCTAACTCTCCCTCACCATCTAGCCACGCAAGGATATCATCAAGTTTGTTAGGATTCAAACATTGCACATAAATAGGTCTTTCAATATAAGAATAACCTAATTCATCAAAAATAGCACCATCTCTTCCTTCTATTTCTGTAACTTCATATTTCTGTGAAGCTTTAGCTAAAAAATGTTCTTCTTCTTCAATTACAACTTGCATATCTGTATTTGATATTCCTTTAAATTTAAACATTATAGCACCTCGTATAATTCATTTTTAATTATCCTTGCAAAACCATCTTCATCTAATGTTAATTTACAAGAATTTAACGCTTTAATGAAAGCAGAATACAATATATTAAATAATTTATTATAGTCTATATTCGCGCTAAGATCTCCAGTACGTTTGAATTTAAGATTAACATCAGAATTAATTGAATCCAGAGAATCCAATACATGCTCAGCTACTTTATCCGTTTGCTTGTACAAATTACTTTCTTCTGTTTCTATTCCTTTTTCCATTCCGCTTCATCACATTTTTAAATATTGCTCTTGTTTTCCTTGACGGAGAATGAATGTCAAAAGCTTTTCTTAATCGGTTCAATATTCCATCTGCAATTCCTTTCGCTTTTGCAAATAATAATGGTTCCTCATCTTTCATACCATTTAGCATACCTTCCATAGTTCGCTTCATTACTTTTTTAGTATCATCTGGCATGTTATCATAACTGTCCATGATAAAATTAACCATTTTTTGAGTTTCATCACTAATTTTTCCACCATACATTTCTGTCTGTGCCACTTGCTCCAACCAAACACCAAGTTCTTTTGCCTGCTCTTCAGACATATTCTTGTACATTTCTTCCCAAATCTTTTTTTGGTTTTCGTAATGTTTCCATGCTTCACTTTCTTTACTTTTTTTTATTCCTAATATTTTATTAAAATTTCCATCTTCAATATTTTGAATCACATCGTTATGTCTATTGTTTTCTTCTTCTATCTTTTTATTGTATTCCTGTAATTTAGTATAAAACCCATCATTTTGACTTGCTCTTTCTAAATATCCATTTGCATATGCTTCACTAATCTTTGCTACTTCTTCATTTGCTACATCTATTTTTGCTTGTTTTTGTGCCATTATATTATTATATTCAGTAGCATAAGCCCCATTTTGCATTGTTGCTTGTTCTCCATATCTTTGATTTAATAAAGCAACTTCTTCTATTGTTCCTTGCTCTATAAGTTGTTTTGTTTGTTCTGACTGTTTTTGTGCTGTTGCAATCCATTCTTGTGATTGTACTTTGTACTCATCTAAACTGCCTTGAAAAGTTTCTGCATTTGTTACTGCTTGTTGAGTTATAGCTCCTGCAATTTGTTGTTGAATTTGTATCTCTCTGTCCTTTAGCTCTCTCAATTTTTTAAAATATTCATCTAATTGAGTTATTTCTTCTTGTGTATACCCTCTACGTTCATCTGATGCAGTTTTGCAAATATCAGTTATTCCTTTTTGCACTTCATCCATTTGCGTTTGTAATTTTTGTTGTTCTTCATTAGTTGCAAACATCGTTGTATTAAAACTGTTTAAATATCCCTCCGCACTCTTTAAACCATTATAAAAATCTGATACCCCTTCGCTCATATTTTCGAAAGCTTCCTTAGTTTTCTTTTGACTTTCATTAACAGCAATAGCAATTCCCGCAACAGCTAGTCCTATTGCTGTACATGCTAATCCCACTGGGCTCGTTACTACAGTAAACACTTTTGCCAATCCATTAACTGCTTCAGATGTAGATGTTATTTTGCCTCTTGCTACTCCTATTGCTTGAGTAAAAGTCCCTATTCCTTTTATTGTTCCACCTATTACTGATGTTACTTTTCCAATTATCGTAACCAAAGGTCCTATTGCCGCAACAATAAGTCCTATTTTTACTATCATATTCACTTGCTTATCTGACAATGTACTAAACTTATCAATCCATTTTCCAAGTCCTTCTATTACTTTTTCAATGCTTGGCATTAGTTTGTTTCCGAGAGTAATAGCCATATCTTTTAATTTATTAATTGCTATTTTTATTTTACTTTTTAGAGTATCATATCTTTTATTTGCTTCATTTGTTAATGCTGTATTATTCTTCCATGCTTGTGTTCCTGTATTTATTGCATCATTAAACAGGGTCCCAGCATTTGCTGCACGCAACAAAGAATCTCTTAATCTAACTTCAGTTAGCCCCATTTCAGAAAGCATTGTAATTGCGCTTTCGCCTTTGTTTTTAGCATCTCCTAAGCCTTTAATGAACTCTGATAGTGCACCTGCAGCATCTTCTTTCCATGCTTTTTTAAATTGCTCTGTTGTCATTCCTGAAACTTTTGCAAAGTCTTCAAGATTTGTTCCTGCTGTTATCAATTGTTTTAATTCTGTGCTTGTCATCCCAATACTTTGTGACAATTCTTTAAAGCCCATTGAATCATTTGCAGACATCAATTCTAATTCTCTTAATGTCATTCCTGTCTTTTTTAGTACTGTATCTAACTTTTTGCCACCTTGTTCAACAGCATTTTGCATTTTTACCATTGCCTTAGAAATTGCTGAACCACCCATCTCTGCTTCTATTCCAACTGAACTCAATGCTGTTGCCAACCCTAAAATTTCCGCTTCTGAGAAACCAACTTGTTTTCCTGCACCTGCTAACCTCATGGCCATACTTACAATATCCGCTTCTGTTGTTGCATATTTGTTACCCAAATCAACAATTGTTGATCCTAATTTGTCAAAGTCTTTTTGTGACATTTGAGTTATATTTGCGAATTTTGCAAGCTGTGAAGCAGCCTCATCAGCAGTAAGATTTGTGGAATTTCCTAGATCTATCATTGCTTTTGAAAAATCTAATATGTTTTCTGTCTTTATTCCTAACTGTCCTGCCGCTTCTGCTACTGCTGATATTTCTGTTGTAGAAGAAGGTATTTCTTTTGCCATGTCCCTAATGCCCTGTTTTAACTCTTCCATCTGTTCTTTCGTTCCATCAACTGTCTTTTCTACTCCTGCAAAAGCATCTTCAAAATCTATTGCACTCTTAGCACTTAAAGTTAAGGCTGATATACTTGCAGCAGAAAACGCAGACAACTTCTTGCCTGCGCTTTCTATTTTCTTTCCTGATTTTTCAACTTTTTCTCCCCATTCTTCAAGTTTTTTACCTGTATTTGTAAGTTGTGTTTGAACATCTTTTAATTTACTCTCATAATTTTTTAATTTAATTTCTGCATTAGTTAATTCATTTTGTTTCTTTTTTATAGCTGTTGTATTTTTATTTTCTGCATTTTCTAAATCAGCTAATTGCATTTTTAAAACATTTACTTTATCTGACTGAATCTCATAAGCATTTGTTAAATATTCTTGTTGTGCTTTTAATTTCTCTGTTGATTTAGTAGAATTATCCCATTGTGATTGTGTTAGCTTAAATTGATTATAATTCTTGTTCATTTCTATATTTATATCTTGAAGAGTTTTCTTAAAATCTTTTGCTCCTTCTTCTGTAAATATAAGCCCTACTCTTTTTAAATCATTACTTCCCACTTTTTTTCACCTCTTTTTAAGCATAATAAAAGCACCAGAGTAAATCTGATGCTAAATAAAAAAGTACCTGCATTTGCAAATGTTTTTTATTAATATATTTTATTATTTCCAATTTGTAGTGATATCAAATCATATTCTTCATATGTTTCATCTACAAATTCTATAATCATCCAGAACTTTTCGCCATTTACCTTTCCTTCTATTTTATATCTTAATCCTGTTTTTATAAATTCGTAATCTCCTTTATAACTTGAATAGTCTGGTTTATATAAATTATCTTCTAAGACCATTTGAGCATAAGTCATTAATTCTATTTCGTCTGGTTCTTTACTTGCATTATTTTCTTTACTATTAGAGCCAAATATGCAAAAGTATAATACAATGCAAATTATAATAAATGCAATAAATCCTATTATCTTGTATTTAGATTCTATGTTATTATTATTCATCCTTGTTCATCTCCTAGTGGCAAACTTTACAAGCTGTTCAACCTTCTGCAAAAGCTTACTTCATTATTGTTTGATACTCATTGTTTTTTAATATTCTACTTGTTGTCTAATTTACCATTTATACTATCTAACAAATCGATTATATCTGAAAAGCCTTTTATAAATGCAAACAGTACAATTCCACTAAATAAAAATGTAAATCCTGTAATTATCTTTTCATTGCTCCAATTCACAAAAGCAATTATTATACAACAAATTAATTGAAAAGCATTTATAAATCTTAAAGCAACTGTTTTATAGCCACTTTCGTAGTTCTCTTTTTTTATGTTTTTTTCTTTTTGATAAATTTTAAAATCCAATCCACAGTATGGACATTTTTCGTCTAGTTCACTCACTTTTTTATTACATTTTGGGCATTCCATAATATCACCTTCCTTATTACATTTTACCTTTTGTAGCAAAATATTACAAGAAAAATGTGTCGCAATTTTCGACATTTTTCTACAAACGATGTTTAGAATTATTTATATTACTTGTTTTAGAAACTTCTGGTGTGTTTTTTATCACAAAATCAACTATTGGCTCTACATCTTCTAATTTCACAAGTCTCACCGCTTGTCTATATGTTAATGGTTCATCATAATTAGATGCTATAATTGAATATAAAATATGATTTGTCGCATACATTGATTTTGTATAACCATTTTTATCTTTATTACCTTGTGCATCTTTTTTTAATTGTTCAATTCCACCTTCATAATCTTCGATATATTCTAATAAAAGTGGTGTTACTTCTAAAGTTAGGTTTTCTCCATTTTTTAATTCTATTTCCATATTTTTCTCCTATATTCTTATATTAAATAATTTTAGAAAAGGCTCTAAATCAATTTTAGAGCCTTGTTTTTTTTAAGTTCCTGGTGTAATTGCTGCAGCTAATCCTGCATCGTCTAGGATTGGCTTTGCAAAGAATAGTTCTTCTGTTAATCCTTCTGGGAATTTTGACATTTCATTGTTTACATATGTTTTTTTATCTCCTAAGTCATTATATGCATAAGCTTTTATAGTTACTGTATCATTTTGCTCTGAAAAGCTCTCTTCTTTTGTTGCGATATCATCTGTATTTTCTACTAATTGGCATTTAGGGTACCAAGCTAATTCAAATTTTCCTTCTAATTTTTTTACAACTTTTCCAAATGCAAAGAAAGGTCTTGTGGCTGTTCTTCCAGAACGGTTTAATCCTGCTGTACCTATAACATCTCCTCTCATTTTTGCTAAATCTTCTGGGTCAAAAGCAACTACTTCTACTGCCATCTCTATACTTTCGTTTTGATTTACAGTTGTATAGTCTTGTCCTGAAGCTCTAACCACAGCTACCTCAGAGTTTTCTGTAGTTCCTATATTTTTTACTACATTACTTTTTGTGACATTTGCTTCATATGTTGTTGTGAAATTGCCAGAATCATCTGGTGTATTGAATGCATAGTATAATGCACCTACTGTTTCTTTTACCATAGGTTTTTTTGTATTAATTGCCATTTTAAAATCCTCCTTTAATAAAAAATTACCAAGTTTTTATTCCTAACTTGGTAAGCATTTTTTTATAATACTTTTCTTTGTTTCTATCCCATACTGGGAATAGATGTTCTTGAGCATTCATTTTTACACTTCCATGCTCAAGTATTGGGCCATAATATTTGCCCCATCCTGCCTCTACTTCTTTGTTTTTCTTTTTATATGCAAAGCACTTAATTAAGTGTGTGTAGCCTGATTTTCTAATTTTTGAAATTGGTTTAGGAAGTTTTAACAAATCACCAACAAATTCTTTAGCACCTGTCTCTAATACATCTACTGCATTGTCTGCACCATCTATATATTTTTCCAAAATTTCAGACATTGCCTCAAATCCACTGTATCCGTAAACTTCATTAGACATTTTCTAATACCTCTAGTGAGAAAAATGAATGCCAACGCCTTGTTTCTGGATCATATTCGTGTTGTATCGCAGGAAATAGCTCTATATCATTCAATAAATGCTTTAGTTCCAAAAGTTTCGTATGTCTTGGTCTGTCAGCTATTATAGAAATCTGATAAGTAACTACAGTATTATAATCTTTTCCACTTGCCGTTTGGTCTTCCCAATAATAATCCCAAAAACAAACTCTAACTTCGTCTTCCATAATTTCATCGGTCGGCGTTCCTTCTTTTATAGGTATCTTTAATTTTTCTAGTAATTCAACTAATTCTTTTTTTGTCATAAATCTTCCTCCAATTTTACTCTTGGATATTCCTCAAGAGTTAAATCTGTCTGCTTAAATCCATCATTATTAGTAAAGTGATAGGCATTAAAAACTTTGTGATATTCATTGCCTATTTTTACAACATTTAAAGAGGTTATTTCTTTCATTTGAGGTATTCTAATTTTTAAAGAGAGCTTTCTTTTTCTTTCTTCGCTTTCAAAACGAAGTTTGTCTGATATTGATAATTCTTCAAACCAAAATTCTTTTTCAGTATCTTTTAAATACTCTACTGGATATGTTGTTTCGGTCTGTTTTATTTCAAAAAGTCTAAATTTTCCGTCATTATATGTCGGTAGGTTTGTAATATTTTGTTTGAAGGTAAGCATATTCTCCTGCATATAATTGTTTAAATTCTGCTAATCTATTATACCTACAATATAATACATAATTTTTCAATAGACTTCTTGCTTTCAGATCAACATCATACTCAATTTTAGCTCCAACATTTTCATTAATATCAAATTCTGCCTCTTTTATATAACCTATAATAGTTTTGTCTTCTTCAAGAGGAGAAATATGTTGTTCTCCTCTTATTTCCTCAATTAAATCACTTATTTGTGTATTGTTCATAATACACCTCTATTCTTCTGTTGTTTCTTTTTCTTCTTCAACAGATTCTTCTTTATCCTCGCTAGTTTCATCTTTTTCTTCTGTTGTTTCTTTTTCTTCTTCAATCAAGACTTCTCCTATTTTGTTTTTCTTTGAAGATAATTCTTTTATTCTGCTTTTTGCAACATCTTCAATTTTTACGCCTTCGTGAGGATAAATGTCTCCTACTTTGTAGATGTAATCATTATCTTTTAAATCTTTAAATTTATGGATTACTTTATAAACCATTTTTTATTTCCTCCTTTTTTTAATTTAAAAGGAGCTTAGTTCTAAGCTCCTGCTACTACTTCTTCTGTTGATACTGTTCCAACAACCGCAACTTTTTGAACATATTCCTCTAGTTTTGTTACATCAAATATGTAAGCAATATTGTCGTCAGATGCTCTACCATTTGCATAACCTTTTCCTATAATTAAGTCAGCATCATCTAATGCTAATGTTTGGTCGTAATCCTTAATTCCTAATCCTGTTAACCCCATTGTGTATTTTCCTGGAATGAATAGGGCAGCTTTGCCTGTTGGGTTGTTTGAACAAGTTACTACTTCTAGGTTTTTATATGAAGATATTAGTTTACCTTCATCGTTATATATTGCTGGTGCAACATAATCAGCTTCATCGTTTGGATGACAAACTAATATTAATTTATCTATTGTTCTTACACCATTTTTAGTTAAGTATTTTTTTGCTCCTGCTAAAGTTTTTGGTCTAAATGATGTTAAATCAGTATTTACTGCTTTATCTTGATGTGTTCCATCTTCATTTGTTTTTGCAATTTGTTTATAGATTCCAACAGGTTCATTTTTTCCGCTTCCTTGCAATGCTCCATATTCTAATCCATCGTTTAATTGTTCTTTTAATATTTCTCTGCAATATTTCTCAACAAATGGTAATGCTAAATCTCTAATTGATTTAGGAAGTATCATATAAACTGTTAATTTACAAACTTCCATATCTAAAGTTGCAAAACTAGCTGTTAATTCGCCTTTTATTTTATCTGTTAGTGCTCCCCAAGAAAATGCTCCTGTTTTAGATGCAGTTATCCATTTTTTTACGTTTGCTGGTGCAAAGTTTATGTGTTTTAATAATCCACTTCCTTTTTTTACATCTTCTAAAGTTACATCAACAAATGTTGTTGGCAATATGTCTACTTGCTTTCCTGTTATAGCTTGTCTTGGGTCATTTTTTAATGCTTCAAAAAATTCTTTTTCTTCTTTTGGTAATGTTCTTAAATTAAGAGTTTTTGCATATTCTTTATCGCTTTTAGCTCTTTCACTTTCTTCTAATATTTCTTTGGCAATTTCGTTGTATTGAACTTCGTTTATTTTTTCCATTGCATCAATTATAGCTTGTGCCTTGTCTTCTCCGTTTTGTAAAATTTTTAAAGCCTCTTCTTGAGCCTTTTTCATGTTATCTTCATTAAATTTCATATTTTTTACCTTCCTTTTCTTGTTTTTTTATATTAAAAAAAGACGTCCATGCGTCTTCATTAACCTTGTTTCCTTCTTGCGAAGTATTTTCTGCCATTTTATTTGCTTTTTCTTCTATTTGATTTTGTAAGTCTTTATTCTGCATAACTAAATTATATATAAAGTTTGCCTCTAAAGCCTGCATAGGCTCGTTCTTTGTTTGAGTAGTAGAAAATCCTAATTCATAGGCTTCTTTAGAAGTTATCCAACTCTCTCTGTCCATCATTTCTTTTACTTTTTCTTCTGTTAGTCCAGTTTTATTGACATAAATATTTACTGATGGTTGAGTAATTTTTTCTAAATCTTCTGCCATCTTTTTCATTGCATTTGAGTCTCCTTCAGCATAGCTCCATGCATTGTGTATCATTAGCAGTCCATTTTCTGGTACTACTCTTTCTTTTCCTGCCATAAAAATAACAGACGCTGCACTACAAGCAAATCCATCTACAATAGTCTTTAAATTTCCTTTAAAATCAGATAATAGACTATAAATTGCTAAACCTTCTGCAACTTCTCCTCCATACGAATTTATTCTTACAACTAAATTAGATGTATCAATCTGTGCTATTGCTTCTTTCAAAGAAAAAGCATCTGTTTTCTCTTTCCCAGTTCCTAGCCAGCCGTCAATCCAATCTTTTTTTCGGATGCTTCCATATATGTATAATTCAGTTGTTTGCTCGTCAACTTTTCTAAAATTTAAATAATTGTCATTCATCGTCTTTCGCACCTCCCTTCACTTTCCCATAGTTTTTAGTTATATTGTGTTCATCTGCCCACTCTTCATCTATTCGTGGCAATCTTAAAAACTTATTTATTTCATTTCTGCTAAATCCATCACCTGTTAATTTATCTATACCATTTGCAGAATCAAATATATCTCTGTGTTGAATTGAAAGTCTGTTAAACATTACATATTCACCTTTTAAATAACTTTCTTTTCCTACAAAACCTATATTAAATCCATCTTCTAATACTTCAAAATATGGGTCTACCGCAAAGGTTATAAAATCATTTGTTCCATTAGATTTTTCTGTTTTACTACCATAAAAAATATCTAACGGAATATTCCATTTTTGAGCTACAGCATCACAAATTTGTTTTGCTGTATCTTTATAATCCGTTAGATTTTTGGTGTTATTTTCATTTAAATTTATTAGGTCAAAAATTTCTGATAACAATATAGTAGATTCTTCTTCGCTAAATATACCTTCTGTTATTTTCTCTTTATATTTATCATAGCTTACTGGTTGTTTAGTTTCCATATCCAATATTGTAGGTTGCCCACCTGGATATTTTATTCTCCATTTTGCTGTATTTGCCCTAATAAAACTTTTTTGTGCAGCCTTTAAAATTTTAGCTGTATTTAATTTAAATTGCTCACTTGCTTTTGCAAGTTCTTCGTTATTTAATGAAAAGTATATTGCATTGTCTGAGCTATAATTCTTTGTCAGATTTAGTGAATTTCCCTCATTGTCAGATACAGTAATGTTTGAAAATATTTTTTCTTTAAATACTTTGTTACTAACCTCAAATCCACTATCTGCTATATAAATCAATTTGTTTTTTGGTGATTGATTTATAATCATTAATGCAGACCCATCGACTAATAATCTAGTAACCAATTTATATAAAAAGCTCGTGCCATTTTCATTATAATTAGGTTGTATATTCAATATCCAATATAAGTCGCCTTTTTGTTCTTGTATTTTTCTGTCCTTCTCTTCAAATGTTTGTATTTCACATTTTGATATTGTTTTTGCTATTAAGTCTATCGCATGTGCTTCTGCTAATGTGTATATATAATTTGTTGTATTGTCTTTTCCAAAAAGTGCATCAATAATAGAAATATATTCGCCTTTTTCATTTTTAAATATTTTATCTAATATCATTTTTTCACCACCTTATACATAAATGACCTCTTCGTCTAGCAATTCTTGCACGCTCATCGCAGCAACAAATGCCATAAAAGGGTCATTCTTTCTTAATTTTGGTTCTATCTTTTCATATTTTTTATTTCCATCTTTTCCTTCTTTTACACAAGTATTATTTATTGCCCACCTCATTATTGCACTATCTCCTATGTTTATCTTACCTTCTGCGAAAGCAACTTCTATTCGCGGTGCAACTATTGCAGCAATACTCGCAGGATATCTTATCATTCTTACTAATCCATATGGATTTTGTTTAGTTTCTACAGATATTCCCATTTCCTTAAATATCTGTTCTAATAACTTATATCTATATGTATCAAGTACAATTTTTTTAACGCTATATTTAACCATTTCTGACAATATCCACAATATCATTTCTTTTGCATCTATGCTTTCTTTGTTTGTTATTTCAAAATCTTCAAATCCTGCTTGCCCTATATTGTCAAACGGAAACTTAATATCATTAAAGAATTTACTTTTTGAGCATATCCAAGTTTTTTGTCTCCAGATGTATTCACCATCTTTTTTAAATAAAAAACCAGCACTAGCAAAATCATTCAAAGATGCGAAATCTATTCCTACAATTGCTGTTCTTCCCGCTATCATTCCTGTTTCTCGCGGGATTTCTTTTTCTTTATCACTATAAGATGCTCTTAAAATTAATTCCCATTCTGTTACAGTCATTTCTTCATCTTGTTGTGGTAAATTCATTCTTTTTGCATAGAACTCAACTCTATATGATTTCTGTTTTTGCATTTTAATATAATCTCTAATAAGTTCGTTCATTAGAATTGGCATATATCTTAAGCTTGGATTTGCCTGGCACCATACAGTTATATCTATATCTTCTTTATTTCCAGTTTCTAAAAACTTTTTCATAGGTATATCAACAGTTTTTTTGTCGTTTATTTTGTAGATAATTGGTAGTAATCCTAGAAAGTTTGTTTCTCCATTTAATATAGGCTTTGACATTGATAATTTTTCGTCTAGTGGTCCATCTCTTACAGTTCCATTTGTTGTTATAGTAACTGTTCTTGCATGTTTTATCTTTCCTAAGCCAGAGCTATACACATTTATTTGTTTATAATCTTCATAAGCATGTAGCTCATTAAATATTATCATTCCTGTTTGTTTACCGTCTTTTGTTTTTGCATTTGCAGTATTATATCGTAATATAGAATGAGTGATTTTGTTTATAACCTCTGTTTTATTCCAATAAAAGTATTTTTTCATTATAATTTTATTATTTTCAAGCATGTTATAAACAACATTAAATGAATTTAACGCTTGTTCTTCTGATGTAGCAACAATATCTATATGATAATTTTTTACACCATAATAATGAGTTTGTAAGAAATTTGCTAATGGCATTATCATTCCATCTTTTCCATTTCCTCTTGCCATTACAATTAGAATGTCTGGAAAGATTACTATATCTGGATTATTTTTGTCATACATAAAAAATAATGCGTACGCAAATTTTTGGTATGGAAATAATTTGTAATACCATTTTTCGCAATACCTGATGGCCTTATGAAAAGTTTCTTCATCAAAAAAGACATCATCTCTCGATAATGTCGGTTTTACTATATTTTTAATTAATAATTTTATTTCATCATCTGTTTCGTTTGGGTTATCTTCAACGAATTTAATGTATTCATCTATTTCATTACAACAAATCATCTCCCTCACCACCTGAATTTTCCTCTGGTGCTTTTAATTCTAAATCTTGTAAAATTTTAAGCATCTGGCCGTTTACTTTTAATAAGTTCGGTACGCTTTCGTTTGGCTTAGATGACGTGAAGCCATTTCCTGTCGTTGTAAAATACCTGATTCCATTACTTTTTATATCGTACTGTAATTCTTCTTTTAATTTGACAAGAAAAATGTAATCCTCTACCATATCGTCAAATTGTTTCCCAAACTTATTTTGAGCAAGTAACTGATTTTTTAAATCTTCTCTTATTATATCTACTTTTTCTTTTACTATTTTTTCTCTTTCTTTTTTTTCTTTTTCCATCTTTTTCATTGTTTCTGTTTTTATCTCTAAAGTTTTTACTTGATTTTCAAGATCTTTTTCTTGTTTTTTCTTGGTTTTGCTATTATTTGCTTTGGTTGGCATGCTATATACCCCCTTTTCACGTGATAATTGATTATTTTTGTTTAGTTGTTGCCACACACCCGCTCTCCTTAAGCTCGTTTTAGTCCGAGATTTTGACGGGGGTGTTCCGCTTCTAAATTTCTTTATATTTATATTCTATTTTTGATTGTATTGGTTTCCCATCTGCATATTGGTTTGTTGATATGATTTCTATTATATTTATATCCATCACTTCATCTTCTATTGTATCTAATGTTACTTCTTCACTATCTTTCCTCCTCTTTTTCATTTATACTTAAACATAATAATCCATCTATTATTTCTATCTTGTAAGTATGGTCTAAGTGTTGTATTTGTTTTCCTTGTGTAAATGTATTGTCAAATAATCCTAAACTTTGTAATATCATATTACATTCTTTTTGAGGTATATTAGATAATAACATTATTGTATTTTGCATAATTGTTATAACTTTAATTACATGACTTATTTGTGCATCAACTTTAAAACTATTTCTTGCCAAGCAATTAAAGAATATTTTCATTGCTACTACTATTTCTTCATCATCTAACAAATAACTTGCAGATATTCCGTTGCCAAAGCTAATTACTCCAGCTCTTTCTTTATTGCCATTTATGTCTGTTGCTTCGGTTTCTTCTTTTAGTTCCGCTTCTATTTCATTAATCTTATATGTCTGCATTAAATGTTCTAGCTTCATAGTTACCACCTTTCTTGCGTAATTCTTTTTCTTTTTCTATATTTAAATCTATTTCTATCTTCTATAATCTCATGTGCTTCAAAACTTAAACTTACCATATTATTAATATCTAATGCTAAATCAGGTCTTTGTTTTATTGGTATAATGTGATGAACTATTTCAGCATCTATTATTTTTATTTTATTTGGGAAATGTTTACCATCATTCCATTTACCTAAAAAAAATTGACATTTCCCTTTATCTCTTGCTAGAACTTTTTCTCTCGCTATATCAAAGTCTGTAGAATTATAAAACTTATCTGTATTTCCTCTTGCTATTTCAAATTCCCAATTATAAGATTTCCTTTTTTTTCTTCTTTTTTTCATTTTTCTTCTTAAAACACTTATTGTAAAATCTGCACATCTTGCATTGTGTTCTTATACACCTTTCCAAATTCATTACTTCTCCACTAAAAAAGAGCCTTGCGTTCGCCGCAAAACTCTTGCAAAAGTTTATATTTATTTTTCTTGATATTAATATTATAACACGTTTTTTTAACAAAAAAGGTCAAAAAAGGGTCATTTTTTTATAATAAAAAAAAAGAGAGTAGGTTTCTTTATTTTTCCCACTCTCAGTCTCTATTATAGAAATAATAGATACGTGCTATTTATATTATAACAAATATTTTTATATTAATCAAGTTCTTCTATCTTTATTTTCAAAGCTTCTTGTAACACTTGTGAAAAGTTTATATTTTTCTTTTCCGCTTCAACGTTTAGCCACTCTGGAATACTTAATGTCTTTTTTACTGCTTTATTGCTATGTTTTTTATAATATTCTTCCATATCTATATCTATTAATGCTATAAATTCATCTTCATTTAATCTTATATTGTTTAATTCTTGTGTAGCTATAGGATAATCTTTACAGTCTTCCAGATATAATCCCATTGCTTCTTGAGCCATACTAAACGCTTCTTCTATACTTTTCCCAAAAGTACTACAACCCTTCAAATCAATAAAATCAATTAAATAACAATTTTCAGTCTTATCAAATTTAAAAATAGCAGGATAAACTTTCTTTTTCATTCTCAACCACCTTCTTCATTTTAGAAAGGAGTGCATGCCCAAAAATAAAATACTATGTATATGGAAGGGCTTATTTCAGCCCTGTCCTTTTCAAGATTGTATTTACTGTTCCGATTGGTATATCTTTTCTATGTACTGGTATTATTTCAACTTGTTGTCCGTTTTTTCATTTTTAAGTGAGAACCGATTTTGAGAAACTTTATACCAACCGTTGTCTTCTAACAATCTTATCAGTTCTCTTGCACGCATCTATTTTCCTCCCTTCTGTATATAATTATACTACGTATTATTACGTATGTCAATAGTTTTATTAAAATTTTTTTTAAAAACTTACAACCATTATGGCTGTAAGTTTGGTGTTACTTTTTTAATTCTTCGTGTACCGTATAAATTAGTTTTCTCTTTCTTCTCTTATATGTCTCTAAGCTTATGTGTAACTTATCTATAACATTCCATTTATTATCATTTCCGCTTCACAAACTCTTCCTCAAAAATCTTATTTGCTAAATTATCAACAAGTTGTAATGATTGTACCACTGCTTTATATTCTTTTGTGCATTTCTGTAATTTTTTATCTTCTTGTAAAAGTATCACACTGTTTAATACCTTGTCTGTTACTTTATATGGTGCTTTTGGCATGCCATCGAGTACTGATGAATTTAGTCCCATTATATCCAATTTAATATTCATTATTGTTATGCAATTGTAATTGTATCTTTTTAAACAACTCTTTGCTTCTCTGTAATCTTCTTTACTTAATTTCATTTGTACCTCCTACAAATATTTTTTTAGATCTTCTTTTCGTGCTGCTAATGTTAACTTGCCTAACTCAAAACTTATAACTCCATCTTTATCTAATATCTCAAACTGCTTTTTTACTACTGTATCTCCATTTATCATAACCATTTCTATTTTATCCATTACGTGTACCTCCAGATTATTTGATTTCTTTTGCTTTTATATCATCTTGTAGTTCTTTAATCATTACTATCCTCCAATAATATTCTATTTTCTTTAAATGATTCGTATAAAGTTTGTCCTTTATTATTCATAACATATGGTAAAAATATCTGTTCCATTTCCACCATTTCAGTTTCCAGTATTGCCATTTGAGCATCTATCCAATCTTTTATTATTCGCCACGCAACTTTATTTGCCTGGTCAAAGGTATCTTTAACTTGGTTATTGTTTTTTCTTTGATTTTTTAAAACTTGTAAAACTCTGTCTGTATTTGAGGGTAACCTAATACCCAATTCTCCTCTGGAAGTCATAATTTTAAAACTTAATCCGGTTACATTTCCATTACTATATTCTGTCATAATCGCAGTAGCCCCATGTTTACTTAATAATTCTTGTATTTCTCCTATGGTTTTATTTACATTTATAGTTGTTGTATAATTCTTTATAGCCATTTTTCTCACTCCTTCTTTACTTTTTTAAGTGCATTAGTCCAACATTTAGTGCATCCTATACTTTCATAGTTGCAAGTATCTTCTTCTTTCTTTTTATCTATTTTTTCTGGTCCGAATATGTCTGATGGACACATATTTATTCCTCCATCGCAAAATATCTGATGACATCCCGCTTCTGTTGCATATTCTACTACTATTTGCATTATTTCTTTATATGTGATATTAGTTTCTGTCCCTTCTTTAAGTATTACTTTCTTTTTGCCTGACATATCATAAACATTACTCATGATTGTCCCCATTCTAGTAGTTTTTGTAAGGCTCTTTTTTGATTCAATAAGCATAACTTGTCTTTTTCAACTGTTTTTTTGTATTCTTCGTCGTCATCGTCTAAATATATACATTCTGATATTGCTATGTCCAATTCTTCTATTTTGGCTTTTATTTTTTGAACTGAAATATAATCTATATATTGTATACATTTATTTTCTTTATGTATTCCTTCTGGATTTTGTGCATCATTTAAAATATCATATATAATTTGTGATATATAAAATCTTCCTTGATTAAATAAGTCTGGTTTTCTTTCTTTCACGATTAAGAACTTTTCAAATGCCAAGCTTTCCTGTACTTCTTTATATATTTTATTTTCTTTTTCTTTTAATTCTTCATTCTCTTCTTGTAATTGTTTTATGGTTCTTCTAGTTAATGTATTATCTCCTGCTAATTCTTCAAGATATGCTTGTGCTTCCTTATCCAAGTTTCTACATCTATTATTTAATTCTTCATTCTCTTTTTGTAATTTAAAATAATCTTCATTATAAACTAAATGTCCATTTCCACCTTCAATTAATTCAATTGCTCTATTTTTGTCTATTTCATCAAAATTATTGTTTTCTATTCTTTCATATAATTTCATTGTTATTCCTCACTTTCCAGTAATTTTTGTAATCTATTTTTTATATCTAAAGATTTTGTGTTCATTGCTCTTAATCTTACTATTTGATAATCATTTTTTCGATAACTTGCATTGATATTTGTATTTTTTGATATTATTTCTTTAGTCTTTTTTATATCATAATCAATTCTGTCTATTATATCTTTTAATTTTGATTTTGGAATATAATCGTTTCTTAAAATCTTATCTAGCATTTCTGGAGTACATATTTTGCCAACTGTATGTTCAAAATACCAATTTCTAGCATATATCAATTTTTCATTTTCATTTAATAGGCTTTTATACTTGCATTCATTTTCATCTAATTCTGTTAACATTACACTATATTCTTTTTCTAATTTATCTGCTCTTGCTTTTTCTTTTAAATAATTATTTACTATATTTTTAATGCTTTGTATTTCTTTTTTATAATATTGTATATCTTCATCATTGTCATTTTTTACTTTCATTTGACTATATATTGCATTAATACAATCTTCATCTCCTTTTATTATTCCTTCTAATATTTTCATATCTTCTTCTATACTATTTCCTATGCTACCGACATTTGTGTCGTTACCATCACTATTTTCTTTCACTTAAAGCACCTCCAAACTCTTTTTCAAGTTTTTGTTTTTTTGTATAATGTATTTTAGTTTTTGTTATTCGATGAATTATGTCGCATATAGTTCCTTTACTATATGGAAAGGACCATCTATCCTGTCCAAAATATTCCATTCCTCTTGCAGACTTTTCTTCTAATTCGTCTATTTGTTCTTTATCTAGCTTACAATAAATTATATATTCTAATTCTCTATACATTTTTTCTACAACAAATTCGTATTCATCTAACCAATTCCAATTTATTTCTTCTATAAATTTTGGTTTTGCATATCTTATTACTTCTTTTCCACAAAATGGGCAATATTTTATATTTTCTTCAAAATGAAATGGTTGAAATATATCTTCTTCAAAGTATATTTCTTTTTTACAATTTGAGCATTCATGATATTTATATACTTCGCCTTTATACATCGGTGTTAATATAACTTCATCTGCTGTTTTTTCTTTCATTTTCCCTATTTTTAACATATCTATTCTCCTCCTAATAACTCTCTATTTTCGTATATATTGCCAATTACTTCTATTTCTGCATTAATAACTCCTAACTCCCATTCTTCTGTTTCTTCTAAATCTGATAATATAAAACTTCCGTTGAAAAACATTATTTTTCCTGTCATGTTTTCATACTCTACTATATCTCCTTCCCATATTGCTTTTCCATTTTTATCGTATAGTCCTGCGTATTGTCCCACTGTTCTCGGGATTACTTCAACCATATATACATCGTAATCATCTCTTTTTATGTTATCGTTAATATTCAAAGCTATATAATTTTTATCTACTTCAACTACTAACGAACCATAAGCCCATCCACTATTATCAATTATTTTTCCTCTAAATATTATTTCTCTACTCATCTTCTCCTCCTACTCCTCAATATCACTTATTCCTAAATAATCTAGCATATCTGTATAACATTCTTTGCACATATTACATAATTTTCGTGGAGAGTTTCCATTTTTTGCGACCGAAACAGTTATTCTGTCTAATGTAAAATTTCCACATCTTACACAAAATTTTTTATTGTTGCTTTGTATATTAAACATAAATTGCTCAAATTCTTTTTTGTTCATGTTCTTTATATCTTCAAAATTCATCTTCTCCTCCTACTTTAATGAAACCACATATTTACTCTATGTTTGTAACAATGTTTAAGCATATTTAACCATAATTGGTGCATATCGTAATAATTCATTTCTATGTAATTGTGTCCTTGCATTTCTACCTTCAAATCTTTCATTACATCATATATTTTTTTACATTCTTTAGGTGTTAATTTTCCATCACAGTCACTATGCCATAAAAATATATCTAAATCATCATTACATAAATTATTCCATTCTTTGATTTCTTCTGGTTGCAATTCATCTTTGAATGTTTTTTTGTATAATTCTCCTAACCTTTCGTTATAAGCACTTGCGACTTTTTTTCTATATAAATTAAAAGTTATATATCCACAATGGTAAGTATCTTTTCTTTCTAAACCTTTTACACTTATATCTAATCCCATTCTTCTCCTCCTACTTTATAGCAATTAGCCATATAACTTTCTTTTGTTAGTATTGTTTTTATGTCTTCTTCACTAAAATTACTTCTAATACTTGATACTCTTGTATCCCATTTATCTGTTATTAATTCTCCATTTACATAGTCCCCTTCTTCTATTAAGTCTATTAGTTGTTTGCTGTGTTTTAAAAATATTTTATTGTTAAATTTTTCTTCGTGCCATTCTATTTCACTTTTCCATAATTCATTTGGCAAATCTCCGCTCCATAACTCATCTGAAATATCATCAAAAATATATATTTTTTGTTCTTCACAGCCATCTACTTTCCTTATTTCTATCAATTTTGATATTCCATACTCTGTTCTCACATATTCTCCAATTTCTATCTCACTCATCTTTCTCCCTCCTCAACATATACACAGTATCCTTTAATGATTCTATTTCTATGTCTTTATTCTTTAATTCCTCTGACTTATCCCCTGCTAATATTCCACATACATACCCTATCATGAAACACACTATTACTATTATCACTACTCTTATACACTCACTTATTTTATATATTCTCTTATCATATATCTTCATACTTTTCTCCTTTATTCTCTTTTCTATCTATATTTTGGTGGGCGACCTCTTGCTATTTTGTTTGTTATGAGACTTAATTCATCGACTTTAAAGCATTCTTTGTAGCCATATATCATTTCTTTGTATAGATACATATTTTGGTTGCATTGCTGTATCAATATGTACTCATGTCCATCTTTACTTATTATCTTCGGTATTCTCATATTCTTTTATCTTTCTCCCAGAATAATATTCGTTGTACATTTGCATCCAATCATCTAGCCTCATTGTTACCAACCAATCTTTTCTATTTTTTCTGTGAAATACTGTAGGAAACTTATTGTCTTTTGTATCTCTTACTGCTTGTTCAATTGCTTTATCTATATTTAACCTTTCAACTCTTTTGCTTTCAATGTGTATATAATCAAGTCCTACTACATCATCTGCTTGTCCAGTATTCCCACAAAACTGTTGTGTTCTTCTACATTTATAACCGTATTCTTTTAATTTATTTGCCAATTCTCTTTCTCCTGCACTTCCGTTTCTTTTTACTGTTTATTGCCATTTTTCTTTAGCTCCTCTCTTAATTTTTCTTGCCAATTTTCAATACCCTGTATAAAGTTTTTACATCTCATTACTGGCTTATAGTCTGTATCTTCTTGTTTGTTACAGCCTAAGCAGTTAATAATAGCAAATATTATTCTCTTTAATTTGCCTCATCTATATCACCTCATACCCGTTTTATATCTTTCCATATTTCTGTCATTTAGCACATCTCCTCAATACAATGTATTCTTTTCTATTTGTTGCATAGGCTAGTCCTTTGGCATTTCAAAAACTGCTGTTTCTTGTAATACATTGGTATATCCATCACATTCAGCTGTTCTATAATATCTATAAGATTTTATTATTTCTTGTAATACTTCTTTTGCTCTTTCTATTGTATTATATTTTCCTAGTCCTTCATAAGAATTGTTACAATCTTCATACTGAATATAACAACCTTTGTCATCTTCATCAATCGTAATAGTAATATATATTTGTAATATATTATCAAAATTTATGATTCTATTTTTTTCTTGGCTTACTATTATCATAACTACCTCCTAAAATTATATATCCTTTAAACTTTGCTATTTGTAATTCTTGCTTTGTGATCCATTTTTGCCATTTTCCACATTTGCCACAATACAAGCCTCTTCTATTTCCTTGTATTTCTACAAATAGTTCTTCACTATCACATTTACTACATTTATCTTGCATAATTGCCTCCTAATCAATTCTTGGAATATGTTGATAATTTATTGCTTCAAATCCTGCTTGTGTTCTCTCATATACTGCTACTGTTTTGCCTGTGTATTCGCATTTCTTTTTATCTACTGCTTTTACATATCCCATTTTTTCTAATTCTGTTAGCCTTGGTGCTGTATAATTTCTTTCTGTACTTGGTATAAATCTTAAATCAAATAATTCTACTGCTAATTCCTTTGCCGTTTTAGGCTTGTTTAATCTATTTAAGATTTGTATATATCTTATTTTTGTTTTATCTTGTATGTCATTAAAACTCATTTGCCTTGTTTCTGTTGTAATCATTTGTTTATCACTCTCCTATCTGTTTTACACTCATTCTATCTGCAAGTTGTTTTGTAAAATCTTGCATTTGTTGGGGTAATAGTTTTTGTCCTCTTTCTCTGTTTATCAATACTTCATATTGTTTTAAAAATTGCCCTTTTGTAACTGTGTTTATTGTTTCCATGTCTACCATTGCTAATTGTTTTACTTGATTTACACTTCCAAAAAATCTCTTAACTTCTGGGCTATAATTATTAAATTGTTCCTCGGTCATATAAAGGCCATTGCTTATCATTCCAATTGCTTCGTTCCATGCCTCTATTCCTGTTTTCTTTGTTGTTGGATTGATTAGCTCTATTGCATTTTTCCTTACTTCATGTATTGTTGGTGGGTAAGAGCTTTCTATTATTGTTTTCTTTACCGCTTGTAAGACTATATTGTAATCTAAGTCTCCTAAACACTCTTGCCATGTATTTAACATCATCTCTCTTTGTGTTTGTGATTTATTAGCAATATCTTCATAATTACCAGCCAAAAGTGTTATTATTTGCACCATTTCGCTCTTCTTCATCTTTTGCCTCCTTCCATAAATCTATAAATCCGTCCATTTTGTCCTTTTTTTTGTTATTATATTTTCCCTCCAGTATGGAGACTGCCTTATCTGGTCTTATCATAAAGTCGAAATCTGCTTTCCAGTTTCTATCGTTGTCTCCTATGAGAAAATCTGTATTATTGGCTAGTATACAAACTTCTATAAATTGCTGTGGTGTAATTTCTTTTAGCAGCTTATTTATCGCTATTTTTCGTTTAGAAGTGAGTTTTTGAACTCGAGGAAGGTTTGGGCAATAGGAATTGTAAATTCCTATAATGTTATTATATTTATCTTTTACTTCTACTTTTTCATCTTCATTTACATCTACATTTACATTATCATTTACTTCTTCATTTACATTATCAGTTATTTTTGTTATACGTGTTATGTCATTTATAACATTGTTGTTTTTGTTATCTTCTGTTATAACTTCGTTATTTTTGTTATTCCATCTATTAGCCATACCTTTCTTGCCTGCTTCACTTCTTTTATTCTTTGTGCCTTCCCATTTATCTCTGTCTCTATCTAATTGTGTTCTGATAAAAGAGAAAGCCATTTTTAGCATTCCACTTAATTCTGTTATTTTTCCAGTTTCTTCATACAACATAATTGCCCTTAATAATTGTCCTAATTCTTCGTCTGTTAGTAATTCAAATTGTTCTTTATAATCTAAGTAAATTAAAAAACTGCTTTTCATACTTTCTCCTTTCGTAAAATTAAAGGGCTAAAACTTATGTCTAGCCCTTGTTGCTCTTAATCTATAATCATTAATCTTGTTTCTATGTCTGTAGGTATATTGCCCTCAAAAACGAAACTATTCTTTAGTATATATTCGTTATATGTATTTGCTGTTTTATTTGCTCTCATCTTTGCTTGCTCTGCCCAACTTTGTTTTTCATCGCTTGTACTATTTTTATATTGTTCATATGTTGCCCTATCTGTCTTATAGCTTGCAATCATACTTCTGCAAGTATCTTCTACCTTTTTTATGGTGTCATAACTTGTTCTATCTCCTATTTTTCTATCTATATAATCTACTTTGTTTGTAAACCAAGTATTAAACCAACCACCAAATACTCCTATAACTGTTAATATAATAATTAATATTATTATTCCTATTGTTATTAAAAAACCTTTCATTATTGAGCCTCCTTATATGTTACTACTGCATCTTTTATTTCAAATGGAATATCGCTATATAGATATGTGCCTGACCATTCTACATATTTTCCATCTGGTGTAAAAAAGAATATTCCATTGTCGTTTGAACCATAAGAACCGTCCACATCTGGTAACCACTTATTTTCTCTTGAATATGTACCACCATAAACTAATTCATAATATTCGCTATCTGGTGTTAGGAAACTATTTAAACTTGATATTTTACCATCTACGATAAACTTACCTGCGCATGCTCCATTTTCTAAAAATAATGCTATATAACCCAAAGGTTTTTCTATTTCGCAAACCAATGTGTTGGCTTTTTCTCTTTGACCATTTACCCAATATGTTCTTCTAATCAAGTTATATCTTTCTAAGCTATAATCGATATCCGTCGGTGTTGGCTGATTTTCTGCCAATGTGTTCCCCATATTTAAAGTTGCTTCTACATCTTTCTTAGTATTAGTGCTTGCAACCTCTGTACAACCAGTTAATGTAACTAATGTAAGTATTAAAATTCCCACCATAATAATTAATTTCTTTTTCATTTTTCTTTCCTCCTTAAATAACTTTTTCCTATCAATTTAATAAATTCTTCTTCTGTATGTGTTTTCATATATTCTTTTTGTGTATCTATTCTTAATTGTTTTATAACATTTTCATTGTCGTGGCATTTTCTACATAGTAACTTTACAAATTTATGCTCCATACTTCTTTTTCTATTGCTTCCACCATAAACTTCATGTGGGTCTAAGTGTCTTGAATAGTTGCCACAAAACTCGCATATTCCTTCTTTTACTAGGTTTTTATCTCTTTGCCTCTCCAGTTTTACTAACTTCTTGCTTTTCTTTTTAATTGTTGTAACTTCTTTTTTCTTTTCTGTCTTTTTTTTAGGTACTGGATTAAAACTGTTTGATAAATCTGTTACTATCATTTTCTATCCACTTCAACCTTTCTATTTCAGCTGGTGTTAATGTAGGTATTCCTAGTTGTTGTGCTTCTTGTATAACCCCATCTAAAAGAACTCTAAATTCGTTTTTATCCATTTGAGAACTACCTTCATATACTTTATATATTTTGAAATTTACTCCGCTTATTTTGGCTTCTCGTTCGAAATTATAGTATTTGAAAAACTTTGATACATCTATATCAGCTCTTATTGTTACTAACATTGATTGTGAATAGTCCTTTATCATTTTTAAATATGTATCATCTTTTGATAATCGCATTTTATTTGCTATCTCGTTAATTAAGCTCCACATATAAGCGTTTTGAGTAAGAGTTCTTTTTTCTTTATGTTCTTTTATCTCAAATAGCTTTTCTCTTTTTTGATTAAACAACCATTTTACTAACGTTTCTGCTGTTCCTATCATATTTACCCCCTACCATGGAAGTTCGTCCAAATTATCAGAAACAATGTCGTTGTTTTCAACTTCTTTTGTAGTATTTTCTTCTTTTCCTTCTTTTTTACTATCTCCAAAATAAACTTCTTCTGCAACTACTTCTGTAACATAATGTTTTTGTCCTTTATCATCATCATAATTCCTTGTTTGTATTCTTCCAACTACTGCAACTTGTTGACCTTTCTTAAAATATTTACTATAAAACTCTGCTGTTTTGTTCCAAGCAACTATGTTTATAAAATCAGCTTGTCTTTCTTCTCCTTCTTTTACAAATCTTCTGTTTACTGCTAAACTAAAGCTTGCTACTATTATGTTATTTGTTTGTGTATATCTAACTTCTGGGTCTTTAGTAAGTCTGCCCAGTAAAATTACCTTATTCATAAAATCATCCTTTCTTGTAAACAAATACTCGTTTACCTTTATTATTTTTGATTGCTAATTTTGTTATCTCTTTGTTTGTTATTTCAATTGCTTCAACATAGAATTTTGTTTTTGTTGTTTTCTTGCCTTGTTTGTCTTCTAAAACAAAATTTGTTTCATTTTTTTCATCTACAACTGGTATATATATAAATGGTGCTGTATATAATTCTCTGCCTATTCCCCAGTTAAATCCTGCTCTTTTAAAGCTATCACTTGCTAACCCTTTTTCTTTCTCTGTAAAACTTTCTGTCCCTGTATCCTCTTTGCTAATCCATTCTTTTTTATCTTCATCCCAAATTTCTATAATACAATTTGCATTATCTCTGGTATGTTTTCTTTGCCAGTTCTTTGCACCTACGGTTTCATCTAAAATATCCATATCTACTCTAGCATCTTTGTAAAGTAATAAAGCTAATCCTTTTTCGTTAATCTGAGATACTCTACAATCGATTTCATTCGCTTTTAAGTCTCTAAACATATTCTCCATAAACTTTTTCCTCCATATCCATTAAATCTAAATAATCCATATTTTTTCTCCTATTTAACTCTTAAACTTGTTTTATCATTTATAATTCTTGTTCCTGCAACTATCTCCCCTGTTTCTTTGAAGTGATTTTTTATTGCCGTTTTATCTATTTTTGTTGTAATTACTTCTTGCTTAAATTCACTTGGTATTTCATCTTCATTTTCTATTTCTACCGACATTGGATTTTTAGTTATTTTTAAACTTCCTAATTCAGTTGGTATCTCTACCAGTCCTAATTTTTCCATATTTTCTTTTACATATTTGTAAAATTTCTCAAGCTTTGTCTCTCCTTGTTTTCTTATGTCTGAAAGTCTTTTTTCTTCTGCTTTCATTGCCTCTAACAAACTTTCACTGTTTTTTATATATCCTATAATATTTGCACTTTTATTTTGCAATTCTAATGCTAATTCATTTCCTAATTCGTTATATTCTTCTTCTGTTAGCTCTCCTTCATTTGCCTTATTTATTAATTCTACAAATTTACTTGTTATATTGTATAAGCTTATGTTTGACATTTTTTTAATTCCTCCCTTGCATTTTTTTATTTTCTGTGCTATTATTTATTTAGTTATATTTAATTAATAAGTTTATTTTGTACTATTTTTTTGCACTGTTTGCGTAAATAGTACATTTTTTATTTTTTCGAAAGTAATAAAATAATCTTCTTTGCTTTCTTCTGATTTTTTTATAATGTCTTCTATTTCTTTTATCTTCCTTGCGAAAAATGTTGTTCTTATTTCTGCTATTTCCTTATTTTTAAGCTTGTCCTTGTTGTCTTTAAGTTCTTTTTGTAGTTCATCTATAGTTGTTATTAACTCGTAATCTTGTCCAAAGCCCGTAACTATCATTACAATAATTGCCACAACAAACCCTAAAATTATACCTATAAATACTTCCACTCTCTTTCCCTCCTTTCTATCCCAATATTTTATTCAGTTTTCTGTCTAATCCATTTAAGCCTTTCCAGATTTCTTGACATAAATTAATCTTGAAAACTTTATAAACCATAACTTCCGTTACAATTGCTAATATAATTGTTCCTACTAGCTCTGCTACTACTACCATACTGCATAAAAATAAATCTACTAAATAACTTATCATTTGTTACACCTTCTTTCTTAATTAAAAATTTGCATGCCTTTTGTTTGCAATATTTCTTTGAATTTTTCAAGTTCTATGCAATAGCCACCAAAATTTGTGCCGTATTTCTTGCAAAATTGAGTAGCTGTGTTTACATTTACTCTATAGTTCTCTGCTATTTCTTTGGCGTATAGCAGTTTAGGTAAATTATTTTGTTTTGTGTTTAGGATAGTTTCTAACAATTCGTTAGTTCTTTGTTGTTCTCTTAATATTTGTTCTTCCAACTCATCACCCTCTTTCTTGAAAAAATATTCCAAAATATCTACGTCTATCTGTGCTTATTCGTGTTCTCGAACTTTTAGTTTAAAAAAATATTCTGGTATTTCTTCTAATCTAATATTTAATATCTCAGATATTTTTAAAATTTCTTTTTGAGTAAAATATGTGTTACTATTTATTTTATTGCTTATTGTAGCTTCATCTAATCCAATCATATTGGCTAGTTTACATTGTGTTCCTAACACTTCTCTTATTTTACCTTTTAACTTATCATGATTTAATTCAATTGTTTCCATAAATTTTTCTCCTTTCTTGTTCGTATTCTCGAACTGTAAATATAATATCACAAAAAAATATAAAGTCAATACCTTTTTCAAAAAAAATTCGATTTTCTTAATTTTTTTTTGCATTTTTATTGATTTTTTTCGGAAAGTCATTTATAATAGCGATATGGAGGGACTTAAATGAATGATTTAATTGATACATTTGCAAACAGATTAAACACTGCAATGAGAATACGAAACATTAAAGCTACAGAATTAGCTCAAAAGACAGGAATATCAAAATCGTCCTTGAGTGAATACATGAGTGGAAAATATGAAGCCAAACAAGACGGCGTTTACTTACTTGCTAAAGCTCTTGATATAAACGAAGCCTGGCTAATGGGTCTAGACGTTCCTATGGAAAGAGTCGATTTTAAGTATGCTTCTGACAACGGTCTTGATACTACTGGATTAACACCAGAAGAAATAGAAGAATTGAAAGAATTTATTAGATTTAAAAAAAGTTTAAAGAAAAAGAAAGATTAGATTATGGAAGTATTAGATTTATATAATTTAACTGAAAAGGAAAAAATAGATATAATAGATTATAAATGGTCAAAGGCTAAAGCTAGAATCTTTGAAGAAAACAACGAATATAGTATAGGCATTGATTACAGCAAAATAGCTAATTCCATTGAAGAAAAAGAAATATTAGCTGAAGAATTAGGACATTATTATTGTCGGTGCTTTATACTATATTAATTCTGATATAACTTTAAAAAGAAAATGTGAAAATAGAGCAAAGAAATGGGCTTATTCTGTGTTAGTACCATTTCAAGAACTAAAAGAAAAAATCGCACAAGGCTTTAATTTATATGATTTATCAGATTATTTTAATGTAGATATTAAATATATGATTGACTGTATTGACTTCTATGCCCAAAAATATGGTATATTGGTTTAATATATAAAAGAAGGATAGTGCTGTCGCCAAACAAGACACTATCCTAAACACAAAACAAAATCCCTTTTACAAGGTATTTGCGTATTTATAATAACATATGTTTATTAAAAGTGCAAGACCTCTGTAAATGGATTTTAATTAAAATTTACGGAGGTTTATTATGGAAAAAAAGAACAGAAATGTAAAATCAAGAGGAAATGGAGAACGGGACAATATATTTTAGCCAAGCATTAAATTGTTATGTGGCACAATATCATGAACCGTCTGGAAAAAGAAAGACCTTAAAACAAAAGAAAAATGAAAAAGTAGGAGAATTTAAATCCAGATTTAATAAGATAATAACAGATATAAATCAAGGTTCTTATATAGAAAAAAGCTTTGATACTTGTTTGAGCATAATTAAAAATTATGTAGAACAAAAACATGATGATGGCATTACCTCTGATAGAACTTACATAAGAGATTTAGGAACAATTAATCAATTAGAAACATCTTGTAATAACTGGATAAATAAACCTATTCAAAAGGTTTCTGCTTTTGATATCGAACAATCAAAAAAATCAATTAGAGAGTATGCTAATAATACTATAGATAAGATTTGGAGATTTATTAATGTTATTTTCAAGATTGGAATATCAAGAAGAAAAATAATATATAATCCAATGGACGATGAAACTTTGGCTAAACCTATTTCAAAAAAAGCAAATAAACAAGTAGAAGCATTAACTCAAGAAGAAGAAAGCAAGTTACTAGAAGTACTTTCCAAGAGTCCCAATAAACAGTATAATAATATAATTCTTCTTCAATTGTATACTGGTGCTAGAATTGGAGAGATCCTTGCGCTATCCAAAGACTGTATAAATCTAAAGAATAATTCCATAACTATCTATCGCACAATAACAAGGGACAAAAATGATAAAGTAATATTAGGTCAACATACTAAAACATATTGTAAAAAAACTGGATTAGATAAAGGTAGAAGATGTTTTCCTATGCAACCAAAGGTAAGAAAACTTATAGAAGAAATACTTGCAAATAAAATAACTAACATACATAATTTATTGTTCTGGGATTACTCAAAAAATAGAATAATCACTGACGGAATGATTAATAGTTATTTGAGTAGAATAAATAAAATAAGTCCTAATAAAAGCATAACGGATGCCTTATCTACTCATCGACTTAGACATACTTTTATAACAAGGTGTCAGGAAAAAAACTTGTCTCTTGCAGTTATCCAATCATTAGTTGGACATGTTCAAGGAAGTACTATAACTAATGACACCTATACATCAGTTTCGCTAAACTTTATTCAACAGGAACTTGAAAAAATGATCTAGAAATATCTATTGCATTATAATTGCATTAATTTGTAAAAGTAAAGTCTTGTAAATTACTGATATTTCAGTACTTACAAGACTTTACAGCTTTGGTGCGGATGAAGGGACTCGAACCCCCACACCGTTGGTACTGGTTCCTAAGACCAGCGCGTCTACCAGTTCCGCCACATCCGCAAGTGTTTACTACTTATTAACACTTATTAATATTAGCACATTCTAATTGATTTTGTCAATACCTATTATAAATATTTTTTTATTTTGGGCGATTTATATCGCCCTTTATTTTTAACACATTAATATTTGCTCGCTGATGGCTGTTATTTCTA